AACAGGTGTGGCGGTTGGAGTTTCGCCGAATAAAACTTACAAGGTTATCCAGAAAGGAAAACCTGAGTTCGTTTCATTTACGAATGGAGCAGAAACAACTGTTGGAAAAGCAGGTGGAACTCTGACGATTACAGGTAAAACCAACTCTTCGAAGTTGAACTTCGAATTGGTTAATCTTGAGACTCGTGCGGTGGTTGCAGGAGGTCTTAAATTGACTCTTCCTTCGAAGTACACCGCTGGTGGAGTAGAAACCACCAATAATGTGGCTATCACTGGCGACCCTGGAGCACAGCAGGAGTTTGAGTTCAGTATCACTTTCACTGGAATTGCAGCAAATACGACAATTGACGAATTGACTGCAGCAATGAAAGTAACGACCGCTGGAGGTCAGTCGGCTCAGATTCAAATCAAGCAATCTGCTGGTGACCCTGTATTCTCATTCGGTCAGGAGACAATCACTCTTGAAGCCAGTGGTGCTGCCGTATCTCAGACTATCGTTTCTAATACTTCTTGGGAATTGTCCTAACACGTTTAGAAATAATGGGAAAGAAACGGTTAAAGAAAAGCAAAGTAGAGGCACAGCCGTCAGTCATGACGGCTGCTGTCCCTCTTTCAGTTGAAACGAATGAGGGGTTCGACAGGAGAATGACTGTAACAGGTAAAATCACCGAAGGGACTATCCCCTTGACATCTTCCTTTACGATTACTCAACTGGGTCTTCGGGAACCGTTCATTCCTTTTGATAGTGACGAGCCGTTCCAGGATAGTACTGGGGAGGACTTTGGTGTATTGAAAGAATAACCATTAAAATAAAAAGATATGGCGTACAAATCGAAATTTACAGGAGCAAAAGTCGACGAACTGCTGACAGCGGTTCAGACTCAGCAAGACAATCCGTTAAGCATTTTGAACAATCTGACGGAAAAGAACATTCTTGATAAACTTACTGGGCAAGGAATTATCGACAAGATTAATTCCGTATCAGGAAATATCGTATTCAAGAAATATGTTGATTGCCAGTCAGGTGCTGGAAAAACTTCTTAATCATGGCAAATAATCCGTATGCGACATCGAAACAGGCTGCTGATAGTGTTGGGATAACTCCTGGCGACATTGGCGTGGCTGCTAACGATTACGTCCGCAAGAAGGAACTTATCGCGACCAATAAATTTGACGCTGATGCTTTGGCTTCCTACGGAAATAATGACTATGTGATGTTGAAAGACATTGCGAAGGGTGCGTTCCAAGTTACTCTTTCAGTCAATTCCGATGTTACAAGTCGAGGAACGGTTCAAATCAATAATGGTACTGCGGGAGCGACAGCGACAGCGGAAGTGAACGTTGGAGACCAAGTTACTGCGAAATGTAACTTGTTGAAGAGTGGTGACGTATTTGACGGATGGTACAGTGGTTCATCTAAGGTGAGTTCGAACGCAACCTATACATTTACGGCTCAAGAAGCAGTGAGTCTGGTTGCTAAGATTAATTATCTTGATGTTACACCGACCTCGTTGGATTACGACGCTGCTGGTGGAAGTAAGACATTCCAAGTCAGCACGAATGTGCCTTGGACTGTTAGTTAGTAACTATTTAAAAGAATTTAAGGTATGGCGAAAGATTCTTGGTTGACCGTAAATCCTATGGCGGGAGAGGGAAACGCTACTCTGACGAATTCAGGCACAATCCATAAAGGACGCTTGGAACGCCAGACAGTCGTTACCGCTGTCGTCAAAGGAATTGAAGCGGCAAAATCGTACCAAGTAAAACAAGAGCCAACTGCCGAATATATCACTCTGGACCAAACGTCGTTTGACGTGGGGGAAGGTGCTTCGACGATAACTGTTTCTGGAAAGAGCAACTCACCGAAGATAACCTTTTCCCTTGGGGCAGGGAATGATATCCCTATTGTTCTTCCTGCGAATTATACCGCTAATGGCTTATTGACTGTGAACGGGACGTCAATTCCTGACGACCCAGGAGCGGTTGATGAGTTCGTCTTTTCAATGCAAATTCCAATCCCAAAGAATACTGTGGGGAAACGTACAGGAAAAGTTTCTGTAACGGGTTCAACATCTTCAGTGACTGGAACAGTAACTATCACGCAAGCCACATCGACTTGGACTGTTACTTATTCGAAAGGTGATTATATCAACACTATCAATAAGACGTCTGAGAAGATTAACTGGGGTGGGACAGCAACTGCGGTGGCTACATTGTTAGCGAATACGGCTCAATATACATATTCCTTCACAGGATGGTATGAGGGTGACACGAAAATATCGTCCGACCTTTCATTGAGCGTACCTAATATCACAGCGAACAGAACATTCACGGCAATTGGTGCTCGGACGCTTAACAGATACACTCTTTCATTCACCATCACGCCAACTGGAGCGGGAACGGTATCTGGAGGAGGAACTTATGATTATGGTTCATCTGTCAAGTCGACTGCGACTCCTGCGACTGGGTACAATTTCACGAAGTGGGTTGACGAAACAGGTGGTGAGTCAACGACCAACCCGTATCCGGGATGGGAAATCACGAAGAACCGTACAATTCAAGCGGTCTTCACTATTAAGAGTTATTCAATCACATTGGCTGCACAATTCCGTATTGCTGAGACAGGCGACTTCACAGGTGGTACGACGGGAGGAACTGTTTCCGGAGGAGGTACGGTTACTCACGGGACATCTGTTACAGCCAAAGCCACCCCAGCCACTGGGTACAGTTTCGCTGGTTGGTATGAGGGTTCGAATAAGGTATCAGACAGTGCTTCCTACACGTTCAGCGCAACAGGCAATCGCAGCCTGACAGCGAGATTCCAACGACAATGGTTCACCGTAATATTCACAGCAGGAACGGGTGGCTCTGTTGCTCCTACTTCGGCTCGTGTTGAATATGGTGGGGAGGCTTCTTCTACTGCGACAGCAGCAACTGGATACACGTTCAGTGGCTGGAGTAATGGTACGAAGACAGCGAAATTGACTGTTACGAATGTCACGGCAAATGCGACGTATGCTGCATCGTTCGGAATCAATACTTATGTCATCACGTATGCAAAAGAGACGGGAATTGCTTCAGTGACTCCTGTCAGCGAAACCGTTGAACACGGTGCAAACGCTGTTGGCTCTACTGCTGCCCTGACGACAGGTTACAATTTCGACGGCTGGTACAACGGTTCGACTCGTGTTAGTACGGCTCTGAAGTATGGTCCGATGAACGTAACAAGTAACATGACACTCACTGCGAAAGCCACTATTAAGACGTTTGCTATTACAGGAACGGCTCAATACCGTGATACGGACTCTACTGGTTCGTTTACGACAGGAAATAACGGTGGCTCGGTAACAGGCTCGGGAACTTATAACTATGGCTCTAAAGCGACTTTAATGGCTGCTGCAGCGGCAGGTTATACATTCCAGGGATGGTACGACGCAGGTGGTACTCAAGTAAGTACGGCTGCAAGTTATGTCATTGACAGCGTGACGGCTGCTGTTACGGTTTATGCTCGCTTCCAAAAGAATTGGTTCACAGTAACCTATGCTCGAGGGACAGGTGTAAATGCTTTGACGAAGACCACAGAACGTGTTGCGTATAACGGAACAGTAACTTCAGAAACTGCGGTTGCTTCTACGGGATACAATACTCCGACTTGGACTAAGACCTCCGGAACAGGAACATTGACGGTAACGGCTGGGAAGGCTACTCTGTCAGGGGTTCAGTCTAATTGTACATTGACAGCGTCTGCGACGATTAACAAGTACACAGTCTCCTATACGAAGAATGCGAATATCGCTTCTATCAGTAAGACGAGTGAAACGGTTAATTATGGTGGAACTGCAACCTGTACAGCGACTCTTCCGGCAAATACTGCACAATACACTTATTCATTCAGTGGCTGGTATGAAGGAAGTACACAGATAGGAACGGCTCTGGCGTTGAGTGTTGCGAATATCACGGCAGCGAGAACCTTTGAGGCTCGTGGCGTTGCGACAGTGAATAAGTACACGCTGACAGTCGTGAACGGTTCTGGCTCTGGCACTTATAATTACGGTACGAAAGTAACTATCACTGCTTCGGCTATTGAAGGAAAGACATTCTCGAAATGGTCTGACGGTGTAACTACTGCCTCTCGTGAAGTGACTGTAACCGCAAATGCGACCTATACGGCTGAATACACGACGAACACTTATACCGTGACTTATGTCAAGGGAACAGGTATCGCGACAATCAGCAAAACTTCTGAAACAGTAAGTTGGGGGGCAAATGCAACAGGATGTACTGCGACAGTAACGACGGGATATACATTTGATGGATGGTATAATGGTCCAACCCGTGTATCAACTTCATTGACGTATGCTCCGACCGCTGTCAAGTCAAATCTGTCTCTTACAGCCAAAGCAAACATCAACTCTTATACTGTTAGTCCTTCGGCTTACTACCGAACCACAGACGGCACAGGAAACTATACAGCCGGAACGACTGGTGGTACTGTTTCAGGTGGTGGAAGTGTAAATCATGGTGGAAGTATCACGGTAACGGCTTCGGCTGCTGCGGGATACAAGTTCGACGGATGGTATTCGGCTGGTGCGAGCGGTGGGACGTTGTTGAGCAGTTCCGCTTCCTATGCAATTTCGGGAGTAACGGCTTCGATGACTGTATATGCAAGGTTCACGAGAATCTATTATACTATCACATATTCGGCTGGTGATTACGTGGCAAGTCTGAGTAGAACGACAGAACGTGTGGCTCACGGAGCAAATGCGGCTGGTTCAACGATGACTGTAAACGGAACGACGGCTCAATACTCTTATGGTGTTGATGGATGGTATAGCGGTTCAACGAGGGTAACTTCTTCTGCGACTTATGCTCCTACGGGTGTAACTGCTAATGCAACGTACACAGCGAAAGGAACGAGAAGCCTGAGAAGTTATACGGTAACTTACAATAAGGGAAGTTATATTTCCTCAGTGAGTCGTTCGAGTGAATCTGTAAGTTATGGTTCGAATGCTGCTGGTTCTACTGCAACGGTAATGGCGAGTGATGCTCAATATACATACGGATTCGACGGTTGGTACAATGGTTCTACCAGAGTTTCAACATCGGTAACGTATGCTCCGACAAACATTACAGGTGCGGTGACTCTTGAGGCTCGTGGTACGAGAACTACCAAGTCATATACAATTTCAGTCAGTCTTGACAGTTCTGCTGCGGGACGTGGTTCTGTATCTGGCGGTGGCTCTTATGCTTATGGTGCTTCAGCAACGGTGAAATGTACTAAGGCCAACAGTCAAGATGTATTTGACGGATGGTACGAGGGCAGTACCCGTGTCAGCACGAGTCTTTCGTACACGTTCACAGTAACAGGTGCGAGAACATTGGTAGCGAAGATTCTGTATCTTGACGTTACTCCTACCAGTTTGTCCTATGGGGCGACAGGTGGTTCTCAGACATTCAAGATTACGACCAACACTACTTGGAAGATTTCTTAATGAGTTTGGGCAGGAGTTTCGGCTCCTGCCCTTCCTCAAAAAGATTTGTGATTATTGATGTTTTGGAAAAATTTTATACCTTTATTCCGAAATAAATTCGTAAACTCTTTAATAATGATAATATGGCAACGAGTGTCTATTTTAATGGAAAATTGAGAACTCTTCCTGGTGTGTATTCTACAATCACGTCGGGCGAGAGTAGTGCTTCCCGAAATTTGGACTATGGAACCGTGCTCTTGATTGACACAGGTGTTTATGGTGCTGGCTTCGGTGGTGGTTCTGGTGTGAACGGAACTGACAAGCAAGGCAAGGACGCTGTCTACGAGTTCGAAACATTATCGGATTTCCGGGATTTCGTGAAAGGCGGAATGTTCTGGAAATGTGCAGAGGCTCTGTTTACCCCCGACCCGTATAATGCGGATGCGGTTGGTATCAGCAAGTTACTGTATGCCCGTGCATGTACGACAACTCCGGCAACGATGACTTTCGCTCCTACGGGTGGTGGGTCGAAAGGTGGTACGCTGGTAGTGAAAACTATCGACGAGGGATTGAACGCTAATGGCGACCTCGAGGGCGATATCCTGAAAACGGGTTATGCCTTCACAGTGGAAGCCGGAACAGAAGACCCGAATGCTTTCGTAATCAAGTTCTGGCGAGGAACCTTTACAGGACTTTATAAAGACCCCATCACGGGTGTTGAATTGTCCTACGATGAACTGACAGTTGAACAGGCTGAACCGTATCTTCTGTGTCAGACTCCTGAATGTACCAATATGGCTGAAGTCATTGCTTGGTGCCAGACTGACGAGAACTTCGGTGCTCGTTTTATACTTGATGATTCAAGCAAGATTACAGGTGACGGAACGGTTGATGCGTCAGATATCACGGATAACGCAGGATATCAGGTTGCGACAGGTGGTACGGAACAGTACAAACCGACTGACCTCGATGACCTGTTGGCTCAAATCACCGATGTTGAATATAACATCGTATTCACTGACCAAATCGGTGCTTCGGGTGCTGGTGCTACGAATAACAAGGTTATCGCACACCGTAACACTCAGGCGAAGTTCGATAAATTTGTGTATGTTGGGGCATACGACTCGAAAGTGAAGTTCAACGACTCACTGGGTATGGCGAAACAGTTCAACAACGCATACGTGGTTTGCGTTCATGGTGGTATCGGTACTGCGAGCGACTTTGTTGCTTCAAAGGTACGCTGGTGGGGTGTTTTCTACAATCTGTGTCAGGTCATTGGACGTGTCAGCGGCAAACCTCCTTATATCCCCGTTACCAACAAGACAATCGGTGGTGATAAACTTCAGCACATTCCTGACGAGAAGGAAATGGAAAAGGCTGTCAAGGCTGGTTTGGTTGTGGTTTATCCGAACCCGTATCTCGGTCGTTTTGTTGTCTTACAGGGTGTTACAACTTTGCAAGATAACAAAACATTATTCAACAAGAAAGGTCTCTCATTCAGCATCCAGTTCATGCGTGTTATCGCACAGTTGAACAAAGAGTGCGTGGTGAATGCAGAAATCGACCTGTTGGGTGATGAAAACGGTGTGAACTTGAATACCTTGTCAAAAGGTGCTCTTGAGACTTGGACAATCAATTTCTTGCAATCACGTGTGGCAACCGCTAATCAAGACAACTTGATACAGCGTTTCCAGAATGTAGTTGCAACCCGAATTGAGGACTACTACGATGTCACCTATGAGGTGGTGGTGAACAGCGAAATCACTAAGATTTTCTTCACTGGATTCTTACTTAAAAATTAAAAAATATGGCAAGAGGAAGAGTTTTTACAGCACCGAAAGCGTTTATCAAAATAGATAACGAGGTTGCAGGATACGTCCGCAACCTGACTTTCTCCGAGAACGTACAGCGTGCAAATGTACAGGGACTCGGCAGCCTGACTTATCAGGAGGCTCCCCCTGTGGTTTACACTTGTCAATGGAGTGTTTCCCAATACTTCATCTCGTTCAATACTCCGATTATGAAGAAGATGCTGAAGAAGTTCGGAAGCATAGCGGAGATTAAGAACAGTTTGGTTCTGGGCGACATTGCGTTCGACATCACGGTGTATGCTAAGACGGTATCAAGCGAAGACGCTGCGACGAAACTTGTTACCGAAGTTGATAACACGGGTGAAACCATTGCTCGTCTCCAAGGCTGTCTGCTGAACACACAATCGTTCAGCGTTCAAGAGGCTGGTCTTGCGGGAACCGACATCAGTGGTATTTATCTTGAACCAATCAGCATGGCAGGGTAATCCTGCCTTGCTTTAAATAAGAAACGATTATGATTAAAGATGAAGTAACAATTGAAATCAAGGGTCACAGTTACCCTGTGAAGTTCCCCACAGTGGGACAGTTCTATCAGATTGAGGCGATGAAGCAAAGCCTGTCAAGAGGCTTCTACAACTCGATGGTCATGAGTCCTTCTGTTCAGGCTCAACACGCTTTGGACATGATTGACATTGAAGCAGCCGTTGCGGTTCTTTGTCCTAAACTGATAGAGGAATTGAAAGTGAAGAACTTTTCGGAACTTGACGTCAGGGATTATAAACTTATCCGCGATGAATACTTCAAGACTGTTGCTCCGTTCTTCAAAGAAATTACTGAACTGCTTAAAGGCGAAGAAAGTGATGACGTAAAGAAAGAGGAGTAACATGAGACGTTCTGAACTGATACAGGGTGTGGTCAGTTGGAATAATAGATTCCCGTTGGACAGGTGGTGGCGAATAAAGCATAATGTTTCATTTATGTCCCCTGAACATCGGGAATCTTCTTTTATATATCAACTCCTTGAGTTCGAGGAAGACAAGTTATATCTAAAAGAGTTTCAGGCTGAACACGAGAAGAATAAAGATAAGTACATTCCCGGAATAGGGGATATCTTTAAGGCTCCGACAACGATTGAGGACTTCTCTACTGAGGCTGAAAGAGAAATTGAAGAAATGCTTAAATTAGAACAAAATGGCGGAAGACAAGAGAATACGGGTATCGGCTGATGCGTCACCGCTTCAGGAACTCCGACAGAACGCCCAAGCCTTGTGGAACGACTTCAACAAAATGGAAAGCGAGTTCAAAAACATCGCTGAACAAACGGTTGGAGTCATCCAAAAGCAAATCGACCTGTTAAAGGAGCGAAACGCTCTCGCAGGGGGAATGCAAGGTGGGCTTCCTAATGATACCCCGACTGAAAGAAGACCGACGCTTATAGACCCTTATACTGGGCGACCTTTAAGCGGTGGAGGGGGTGCGGTTACTCCGGGAACCTCTGGTCGTGCTTTAAATACTCAATTGACCGAACGCCAGCAAACGACTCTCGATAAAATACTGTCAGAAGTTGTACGGATAGCAGACTTGATGGAAAAGACCCAGAGGGATGACACTAATGGAGTCTTGCCAACAGGCAGCGGTGGGGAACCCCCACAGCCTCCTGCACCCGAAACTCCTGATGTGCCTACTCTTGGGCAGGGAGGCGGTGCTGGACTGTTTGGTAAAGGGTTCAAGATGCCTACGAGTATGAGCGGATTGATGGGAATGCTTCCTTTCGGTGCGCTTATCATGGGGATTGGTACGATATTAGGTCAGCAAGCGAAATATGAGTCTGCTCAGTACGGTGCTGAAAATGAATTCCAGCGTCGGAATAACAGGGGGAATCATTGGTTGCTGAATATGCTGACATTCGGTATATCCGGAGCCGAAGCCGAAAAGAAGGAAGTTGGTCGTAATGCGGCAACCCAGAACGATAGAGCGTTGGGTGATTATTCCGCTCTACATCGTATGTCCTATCGACAAGCGTTGGGAAGCCAATTCCTTGATTCATTCGGGGATAATGTTGATTATGTTACGGGTGGAAACACAACGTACCATGATTATAAGATGGCGACTGACTGGTCATACAGGCAGAAACAATCTGAACCGAAAGACCCAACAAAACTTGATTTCTCAATGCTTGCTTTCCCAAGAACTGAGCAAGACGCAAAAGGTTGGAAAGAATGGGAACATGGTCAGAAGGTACTGCAGTTGAGGAATGCTGATAAGGCTGGGCTGGTAACGGACAGGGATGAACTTCCTACATGGGCTTCCCGGACGCTGGGGTTGAATATGACAGATTATCTGTCGCAGGTTACAACTTTACAGAAGGCAGGAGTCTATGAACGGAACACTTCGCTTCATGATGTGAACCAACTGTTAATGGCTGGTAAGATTAGAGGCTTATCGGAAGATGACGCTGCTTCGGTGTTGGCGACAACCCGTTTTGACCGTTCAGGTCGTACAGGAGCCAACGTCGTACAGGCTTTCGACACTAACTTACAGGGTCTCGGAAAGAGTGACCAATACATTGCGTCGACACTTGGCGAGTACCTACAATCGTTCAACCGTATGGCGGAAAATGTTCTTAATAGGACAGGTGGAATCAATACGGCTGGAATTGTACGTTCGATGACAAGCATACAGAACGCTACTGGGATGGAGGGTCGCCAATTAGAGCGTGTACAGAACTCTTTAATGGGAAACAATATAAGTCAAGATGACGTCAGCCAAGCGTTGCTTTTGAGAACCGCAAGAGAGGTTGCTGGTCCCGATGCTCAATTATCGGATTTACAAGCGATGATTGAACAGATGCCGGAGAAACCTGAACTTCAGCAAAAGTTCTTTGAAAGAATACAGAAGATGACGGGTGGTGGTGAAATGGGTCGACAGGTGATGAAGTCAATCTTCCCTAACTTGTCAATGACTGACATTATTGATTTGGAGAAGGCAACCGGAAACGATGCCCAGAAGATATTCAGACGTGGTCGTTCAACGGGTGCTGAGTATTCTGAAGCGGAGGCTCGAAGCATGGTTGGGGATATCGCTGCTTCTACTGCCGCAACGCAGAACAGAAAAATCAGGGACGGATATGAAGAAATCCTTGGTGGTAAAGGTTCTATCGCTGCGGTTGTTAAGGCTATAAAAGACGAGGGTCCGATACCTGTTACAATCGTGGCTCCCGCTCCCGGAAGTGCGGGTGCTGGCACAGGTCAACAGGGTGGGTTCCCACCGTTACAACTTTCTGACGAGCAGTTGGAGAAAATAGGTAGAACAACCGGAAAGGCAGTTGGAGAATCAATTGAGAAGAAATTGAATAACTTAACAATTACTCAAGAATAAGGGTTATGGCAGAAGAGGAAAAGAAAATACCACCGTATTCAACAAGTTGGTTCCAGGGGATTGGAGATAGTCGCGAGGCAGCGACTATCCAAGATTTCCTTGACGACCTGAAGAAACAGGGGTATCAAGAAGACTTGACTGTCGACGACTTCTTAAAGTTTTCAGACGGTCATTTGACAAATGCGGAGGTAATCATCAACAATTATTCTCCGCTCATGAAAGAGAAATACAAGAGCGAAATAGAGCAGAATAAGCCACCGTTGATTCCTATCGGTACTTGGTACGCTATACCGAACAAACAGATAACAGCCGAACTGCAAGAGATACTTGCGTCCGACCTGTTTATGCGCCAGTACAGCAGTTTTTCGGCTTTCCGGTCAGATAAACAGGCAGAACTCTTGTCCGACCCCGAATATGTTCCTTGGGACTCGCCTACGAACAATGGGGAATCAAGTAGTTCGAAGCCTATCAACGACTCGTATGTGGCACGGAAGCGTGCGGCAGCGTTGGGTTCAGGCGATGAGAATAAAGAGTATCACGTTCAGATGAAAGCATTGAATATCAAAGTGTGGGTATATTCTCACGCTTTCGGTAAGATATACGACATCAGTTCATGGATAAGAACCTGTTCGACTCAAAAGGACTTTCAGATGGGGACATTTTCTTTCGAGTTGGTTCCTACTGATACGCTGACAATACAGACATTTGGGGATGATTTCGCTAACCATTTCAACATCACTGATAAGCGAGGGAGTATCAATCGTGATTGGTTCTCGAAGTTTATACAGCATAATGACATGGTCTTTATACGGTTCGAGAAACTGAAGAAAGAGAAGTACGAAGACCAAGGGAAGCGACAGTCGAGCACACACGTCGTAGAACCGTCAGAATTGAATAACAAGTTGATATGGGATATGATGGGGTTGGTTGATACCGTTTCAACGAATGTAGATGCCAATAGCACTGATTATGCGGTGAACGTAAATGGACGAGACCTGTCGAAGTTGTTAGTTGAGGATGGCTCCTACTTTATTCCGTTGAAATTTGTTGAGGGAAGTCCCGACCGTTGGTTCTATGGTGGAGACCCGTCTTCATCGTGGTTCAAGCGTAATATGGTGACAGGTTCTTACGACTATTATTTTGCGTATGAATTCCAGAAAATTGATACGGTATCATCGTTCATTATTGACCAGTTGTCTAACATAGGTATCGTGCCTGACAGTATCTTTGCTCATTGCGCTCAACGTCCGGAAGCACGAGGGGTATGGCAGATGATAAAGTTGTGGGTAGATTCACAACTATCAAACAGACGTATCGTTGACCGTTCACTGACGAACCCCGAAGGAACCCTGATGGATTTCTTCAATAAGATTTGTCAGCAACCTTTCGTTGAATTTTGGGGGGATACGTGGGGGAATGAATACGACCTTATGGCTCGCCAGCCACCGTTCACGAAGACAGCGATACAAAGTGTCGTTAATTCGAAACAGTATGTTGGAGTAGAGCCGAAGGATTTACTGTCGTATTCTCTTGAGTACGATAACCGTGTTTATGCTTGGTACAGGATAATGCCTCAGAATGCTTTGACAGGTAGTTCACAGTTTTCGTCATTGGCGTTGGTTCCTATTATCTTCCTGAATGAATACGTGGAGCGTTTCGGAAATAAGCGGTGCATTACGAATGACATTTATCTGTCAGAAAAGAGCCTGAAAGGAAAGGACGATGAGAAGAATATCAACACAATGTCGCAAGCCTTATTGAATGACCTGTTATACGTTGTGGAGACGACCTGCTATCTTCCGTTCACTCGTAAAGGAACGATAACGCTGAATGGGGATAGACGTATCAAAGTAGGGACGTTCATTATCTTAGAATCCACGCAGGAGTTGTTCTATGTTACAGCCGTAAACAATACAATATCGTTCACGAACGATGCCATTGACCGTGTTACGGTGTTGACAGTTGAAAGAGGAATGTTAGTTGAGTATATCACGAATGCTTCTAACAACTATTTCAATATCGTGGATATAGACGGGATACGAGCCGACATTCAGAAACGTGACCCAAAGCATAAGGATGAAACGATTGCTCCTTCTTCTACGAAGTTTGGAGTCAATTCGAGTGTGTTTAACTTCTTCTTAAAAAGAGAAATGTTTAAAGATGGCACAGATTAGGCTTAAGAAAGTAGGAAAGCAAGGAGTTTCCCCTGTACGCAAACAGGGGACAGTCCAGCAAACAACTGGATTCGGATATGTATTGATTCCGGAGGGGGTTGACCGAGATAAGTTCGTTGACACCTGTTTCAGAACCAACAAGATATCTATCATTGATGATAGCGAGGGGAATATTATTCACGAGTGCTTTATTTCAAACGAGGCTCTTCAAAACATACAGTTTCCTCGAAAAGTTGGTGAGAAGGGAACTCCAGTAATGTGGATTTCACAGTCGTACATGAACCAACCAATGATAGTTGGTACGTTTGTTGCAACGAATGGAGGAATCCCTATGAGAAGTGATGAAGAGTTTTCAATCCTTCGGGAATGGGACAAGGGTTCTTTGAGCATTACAGGTAGTGCGAAGCGAGGAACCCTGTTTATCAATGTTCGGGGGCAACAGTTCGGAACGCTCAAGATAAATGCACTTGGCGATGAGAACGCTCTTCTTGAGGTTGGTTCAACGGGTACAGTGAAAGTGACTGCGAGCAAGAAAGCCGAAATAGAGGCTTTTGAGGAACTCACTGCAAAGATGATTGACCCTGTCACCGAAAATGAGTCGGGAATAAGCGTCAATAAGGAAGAAATGAGTGTGTTTGCTACGTATGGTGAGGACGAGGACAAAGACTTCTCAAAAACGACTATAACGGAGCAAGGGTTCGTGACCGAAACAAAGGTGGGTGACACCGATTACAAACACACGGTAAATGGAAGCAAAGCCGAAACCACGATATTCGATTGCACCCTACGTTTTGAGGACAAGAAAGTAACTCTTTCTCAAGGAGAAGCGATGATTGAAATCAGCAATGGGAAAATGGCGATTATTAATGGTGGTACAGGTTTGAGCGAGTTGTTGACGAAGATTGTGGATGCGATAGCAACATTGACCGTTTCAACGGCTGTTGGTCCGAGTGGTACACCGTTACCGCCTACAATCCAGAAGACGACTGAATTGAACAGTTTATTGAAACAATTCTTTAATAAATAAAAGATTATGCCATTAAATAAGACAGCACTCGCACAATCAATATTGAAATTGATGACAGATGCGAGAAAGGAAACCGAGATTGATGATAGTAAGTTTGCGAACGGGTTGGCGGACGCAATTGACGCTTTTGTTAAGACGGGAGAGGTTCAGGCTGGAATCCCTGTTTCGACCACTGGTACTGCTGCGGCTCAGACAGGTGCTACGACTGGTCCAGGAAAAATATTGTAACGATTTACTATATTTGTAGAAAAATTTAAAGATATGTCTGCATTAGATACAGTTATGAACATGGCGAAGTCAATCGGGGGACAGGCTCTTGCGAGCCTGTATCCCAACGACTTCGAATGGTACATGGTTGCTTTGGAACTTGCGGATAGTGATGACAATACGATAGATTATCTGACATTTCCTATTATGCCAGATTCTATCTCAAAGACTGAACCTACTCGAACGAATATCAAGAAGTCAATGGCTGGAGTAACAGTATTGTCGACTCCTTCCTATTCGCCTCAGGAAATTAACATTAAGGGGAGTTTCGGTCGTCAATTCAAAATCCTGATAAATCCAAAGCCAGATGTGAGCATTAACTCTTCAAGTAAGAGCGTGAGTGCTGGGAAATACCACCTGTTCGACATCACAAAGAAAAGCGGTTCAATTTCGGGACTCGCTTTTTCGAACTTTAACCTGAACGTCAAGACGGGTTATGGTGTGATGAAGATATTACAGGCTATGGCAAGTAAGAGTGTGGGTCTTGACGATAAGGGCAAACCGTTGCGTCTGTATTTCTATAACATGGCACTCGGGGAGAGTTATCTTGTGGCTATTCCACCGAGCGGAGTACAGTTCTCTCAGGACTTGTCGAAAAACATGATTTGGAATTATAATCTGACGTTGATAGCGTTGGCTCCGCTGGAGGCAGTATCTAACAAGAATAACAAATTGTTGCTTGATAAGTTACTTCCTTCGATGATACAGACGGGAGTGAGTGAGGTCGCTTCAGTGGTCACAGACGCTTTGCAACCTGTAACTGAAACAGTATTGGAGGGATGGTTATGAAAGACGCATTAGAGACCTTTAAGAAGCAAACAGGGTACGACATTCAGTCGTTCTTTGAGTCGTTTGCACTGTTCGCGAATTCCTACTATCCTCTGATAGTTGCATACTATACAGGTCAGGACGATATTGATATCGGGGATTCATTCGGACGGCTTGATACGCTGTTGAAACAGTCACGAGAGATTGAACCCCTGTTCACGCTCAAGGCAACAGGCTTGGCGAGAGTAGATTCATGGGAGTTGCTTGATATGTTCACGGAGTGTCAAACGAAGTTGTGGACGATAGACAATTCATCACGATGGTTGCGCTCGGCTATCATTGGGCGGTACGGTATGAACGTTGCACTTCAGAGGGTTCTTAAGACTCGTGAGACGTTTGAGAATGTATCGTCACAGTTAGGTTCGAACAATCCTCAGGATGATTGGGTTGATATCGCAAGAAACAACTTGGTAGAGGAAGAGGACTACGATGCTAACAAGGGTGGAGGAATGTTCAAAATCAACATTCGTACCACGGGGAATTTCAACATTCCTAATATCGTTGATAATCTTGATTCTGAGAAGATACTCGGAAAGGACATTGATAAGAACTTTCGGTTCGAAAATGATGACTTGGCGACACTTGAATACGAGGCAGCGATAGGACAGGCACTTGACACTATCATCAATTCGTTGAAAGGTTCAATTCCGGAGTTTCCGGATTATGGGCTTCCTAACGAGGCAATCGGTAGTTCGGTGAACGCTATACAGTATCCGTCCCTATTCAAGCATCTTGTCAATATGTTCCAAAGGGACGCTCGTTGGGTTGAGGTAAATCTTCTTGACCTGTACCGTAAAGAAGACGCAATCTTTATGAAGATACAGGCGAAGACAGTCACGAATAATTTCCTTGTAACAAATATTCAGATATGATAACGAAAGTAAATAACACAATCTCATTCCTGAAAAATCTTTGGGTCGAGACATTTTTGAACAAAACGGATAAAGTATCAGATATCACCGACAATTCCGTTTTGAACGCTGCCGCATATGCGACGGCAAAGGTTGCGCAAAAGGCAATCAAGGACGTGGCTATCGTAGAGGCTCAAATCTTTCCAGAAACGGCTGCTGGTGATTACTTAGATAGAGCAGCCTCACTGTTTGGAGTGACGGCTCGTTACGGAGCATTGGGTTCTTCTACGTACATCAGAGTATATGCTGAGCCAGGAACAACGTACACGGCTGGAGTGAATACCTTTGTGAGTACAAATGGTGTTCGTTTCGCCATCGAAAACTCTCTTACAGTTGGCGAGTCGGGGTATGGTTATGTAAAGGTGCGAAGCGAGGCAATAGGACTGTTTACGAATGTTGATGCGAACAGTATTACGACCGTGAACCCTATTCCGCAAGGGCACTACGAATGTACGAATGAATACTATGCTATTGGCGGTCGTGACAAGGAGAGCGATGAAATGTTCCGGAGACGTATCCTGAACCACCAGAACGTGTATGCCACAGCGACGATTGAAAAACTGACTCAAATCTTTCAGAATTTCGATAACAGAATCCTCAAGATTATGTTTGTAGGAATTATGGAAGATTCGTTCATTCACATACAGTTAGCGACACAGAACGGTCAAGAACTTTCCTACGCAGAGTTGAAGACATTGCTTGAAAAAGCGACCCCCTATTTCGGTATCGGAGATATGATAGTTTCCGGGAAGTTGATGGGTATCAAGTTGGAGAACGCTACGTGGTACGAAGTCGGAGGGGAAGACGGTGTTGATTTCCGTTGTGAACTGGAGGCTGGTTACGATACGGCAACCGTTCGAAAGAATATACAGGTAGGAATGACGAAGTATCTTGACTTCCGTTTTTGGGAGCCAGGACAGCGTGTTGAGTGGGATAACCTGTTGGAAATCGTAAAGAACACAGAGGGAGTTCGTTACGTTGCGTCAGAGTGGTTTAAGCCATCAGTTGATGAGCCTGTATCAGATTTCATGCTGCCGAGGATTAAGAAATTCATCATGAGGGACTTGGAAGGAAACGTGATGTTTGACGAGTCGAAAGAGTTCTCTCCGGTGTTCTATCCCGCAAATTAGAGTTGTTTCAAGAGATAAAATGCAGTATTTTTACGGTGAATATTAAATAAGGAACGATATGGAAGATTTGGAAATAAAATTGAAAAGACAGGAGTTTTCCTCGACGGCAACCATGGGGGTCATGAGTGTCAACGGGTTGAGAATTGCTGATACGCTTGAGGACACCCAAAGGAAACTTCCTGAGACCTGTCCCTACACCCCAAAAGGGAAGTCGTGCAAGTGTCCGGAAAAGGTATATGGAGAAACCTGTATTCCTCCAGGACGTTATAAAGTTATCTATCGGTATTCTCCGAAATTCGGAAAAGAATATCCTGCTCTTGAAGACGTGCCTCACTTCTTGGGGATACTTATTCACGCAGGAGCCAATCCCGGACATACCGAAGGATGCATTTTGACAGGCGACAGGGTTCCTGGAAGGGAACAACTGAGGAACCAGTTCAACGTCACTGACAGGGTCAAGAAACTTGTCCGTGAAGCGATTAAGGCTGGGAGGAATGTTTGGATAACCATTGAATAATTAAGATATGAAAAAGATTTCGAAAGTGGCTTTTATGCTGGTGGGAATAGTTCTTTTGGTTGCTGCGTGCAGCCGAAAGATTTATATTCCCGTGGAGAAGACTGTTACAGTAACGGAAACAGTGCGGGACACAGTCGTACAGGTACAACTCGAGAAGGAGTATGTGAAAGTAATCACACCTGACACGACAAGCACGGTTGAAACGAAATACGCTCGTTCAACCGCAACATATCATGGGGAATCGGGTTTGCTCGAGCATGATATTGAAAACAAGCAAGACAGTATTCCGGTCAAAGTAGTGTATAAGGATAGGGAAGTCATCAAGGAAGTTCCCGCTCCGTATCCTGTCGAGGTCGAGAAGAAAGTTGAGGTTCCGAAACGTATGCCGTTACGATGGTGGGAAAAGATATTCTTCTACGCAGGGATAGCCACTGTTGGTGGCGGAATCTTTTGGCTGATAAGAAAATTTAAGAAGTAACGATGGCGACAATAAAGTTTAAAGAATTTCCTCGAGTTGGACAGGGGTTTACGGTTCATACCCAAATGATTCCACCTGCGGGATTGGTAACGGTTCTGAGGGCAGCACGTTCTGACCAGCAGAGCCTGTTCCGCTATTCAAGGGATGGGGGTGAAACGTACACCGAGTGGATAACTTTGACGAAAGAAACTTTCAGTGAACTGGGTCGGCTCACTGACAGTTGTGATTTGGTTCTTGACTACGTGACGAAGCCGTATGTCAAGACGCGAGCCTTTATTGACCCATACGCTGACCCACTATCAACTACCATTTACGATAAGACGATTTTTAAGACGTTCTTTGACAGTAACGACCCACAGGTTCTGACGTGGGCGGTAAATGTCTTAGAGAAGCTATTTGAGCCTGGAATAGTCCCAATGTATGTGAGTCGTAACAACCAAGACGACTATAATACATTCTTCCTCACGATGACCCACTATTTTGCATTTGTTGTAATCTATGCACGAAATTATCGTCAGTTGGAGAACAGCGATTTGCTCATGAAGGAATTCATCGAAGGATGGGGGTTGGTGTATGAAAATATTGATACACTTGACCAGCGTCGTTACCTGTTCAATAATTGGATTCAAGAATTTTACAAGAGAGGAACATATCAAGTCGTAGAAACTGGTGGAACGATAGAGGGTGAGTTGAGACGGTTGGTAGGCTACGAAAAGCCGAATGAGTTCATCTTCGGAGTGTTATCCCCACAGAACGTGGGTTGGTGTTTAGGATGGAGTTCCCCTACTTGGTATGGTACGGAAACCGTGAATGCCGTTTCAAAGGGTTGGGACTATGGACCCGACTATGCCGGAGATACATTCAGCGACCTGATACAGTTTGACCAGGACGAACTTCAAATGAAGCGTACAGGTGCTCCCGAGACGAATGAGATTTATACGGTTTATCCGTGGAAAATCTATACAGGGGAGGACGTTCCGGCTGAGTTTTCGGAATCGTACACTATCGGAGTTGGACCATTGAAGGATTATCCTATACTTGGTGCGGTGAAACGAAAATTCATTGATAATATGTACGTCTTCCAGCCGACAGGTGGAGGAAGAGTAGGTATATCAACCGAAGCCGATAAAAGTAAGGCGATGGAGGTTTATCCCGGAATGGACTACGAAGTGACTGTATGGGTGAAGGCATTGAGTTTAGGGAATCAAAACATTGAGTTTGGGGTGAACTGTTACGATGCGAATTTCAACCTTATCAATCAGGTGCGTATCACCGACTGGCGGGAGACAAACAGTTTCTTCACGGGTTCTCGTTATCAGAGTCCCTGTAAGGTTCCAGGAATATACTACCGATTGAGGGGTATCATCTATAATGTGCTTGAACAGAAAGACGAAAGCCTGTATTTGAATTTCGAGAATGGAAGACCGCTTCGCTTCATTGGTGATGTGAAGTATATGGCTCCCTATATTGTTCAGGACAGGGATTCAATTTCAGCGGATATTCTCATTGCCGGAATAGTTCTTAAACCGCTTGACCTCCCGTTCTCACAGGGGTATCTGGGACAGAAGAACGTGATAGCAATGTATGCCCAAATCAAGTCAGCAAGAACGAAGAACGATATTGAAGAGTTCGTGAGACGATACCTTGTATCATACAAGAATGTCGTGTCGTACACATGGCTGGATTGGGTGGTACGAACTTCCTACTTCTTGACGTTCAATGTCAAACGAGAACTTGACGGGCAACCTGTACAGGGTGCGCAAGTAGAGTTGAGTAACGGGTTTATTTCATCGACGGACGCCAATGGGTATGTTCGTTTCGAAGTGTCAATGAATGAAGTCATCCGTTATACTATCACCGCCAAGGGAATAACCCAGACTGGGGAAGTAACAATGGATAAAGACAAGACGCTTGACATTACGATGAACTTGCCTCTTGACGTAAACATTGAAATCGTTGAACCAGGATGGGGAACCGCCACAGTCGAGGGAAGCCGTTTGCCGAGAACAGAAATCACGCTTACTGCTACTCCGAGCGAGGGATATACGTTTAAGAAATGGAACATTATTACAGATGCTACGGAAGACGTTCGGAACCCGACTCAATATTGGGTTGGTGACCATGACCTCGATATTCAGGCTATATTCGAGCGTAACAGCGAATTGACATTCACTCCGTCTGCGGTTGAGATACCAGCAACAGGTGGTATTCAGACAATCGTTGTTTCTGCCTCTAAGAAATGGGCACTCGACCCATTACCTGAAAACTGGGCAAAGGTTACACCGATGTCAGGTGATGAGGGTGAAACTCCGATAAGAATTGAAATTGACCAACAGGGATAAAATAAATATTTGAAAATATGAGTAAGATAAACATTCACAGAGGTACGTTCTTAGAGAAAGAAGAACTCACACGGATGATAGGCTTCTTGAACGAGAAGCCTGAAGTTTCCGCAATCTTCGCTGCCTCTCTTTCCTTCGGGTTGGTATCTCCTGGAGGAAAGGCTGGTTCAGCGTTCAAAGTGACGGCTTCCACAACTCTGGGAGCGATTAACATGGTGGGAGGATATGTGATTGGCTCTGACCTGAAAGGGTACAGGGTCGACAATCAACTCGACCTCCCTGTTCCTAACGACCAGAAGTATTATTGGCTGAAAGTCGGTCCCGACTCACACAATTACGAGAATGGAACTGTTCAGGTTGATACGTCAGGAAACGTGTCAGGAACTGTCAATTTCAATGGAATCGTACGAGGTCAGAGTTCTGGCGTTCCTACCTGTATTCGTTTCGTAAAGGAAGACGGCTCACAGCCATTGAACAATCAGGTGTATCAAATCGTTGATATCATCAATAATAACAACATCGTTCTCTCAAGCGGTGTTGCGTTTCAGGCTGAGACCCAGTTACGGGTAATCGTTTTAGGAAGCATTCCTATGGGTCGCAGGTTCACCGATGAACAGTTGGAAGGATTATATACCTTTGACACCTATAAATTAACCTTTGTAGAGGAGCCATCGGCAGGTACAATGCCTCCTAAAAATTCGAATGAGTATTATATCGCTCGTGTCCGTAACAATGGTGGTTCGGTTACAATTCTTGACGAGCGTACACAGTATTGGACGCTGGGCGGTTCAGGAGGTTCGGGTCAGACTTATACAATCACAATCAACCCAACGCCAGCCGACGCACAGGTAATCATCGATGGTGTTATCACAAACAGCGTGGAGGCGATAGATGGTCGTACATTGATTTGGTCAGTCTCGAAGCCAGGATACCTGACCCAAACGGGCAACTATACCGTATCGGGAAAGAACGAGACATTAAACATCGTGCTGGAAGAAGACCCCGACCCTGTGCAGGATGTCAAGATAACCGTCAAGACAGCCAGCGGTGGTACGACTCAAGGAGCCGTTTCAATCAACAATTCAGCAACAATCGACAAGGCAGAAGAGTCAATTTCCGTTCCTATGGGTACGACTGTACAGATATGCGCTCAGGCTGCTGCTGGTTACAAGTTTGCCGGATGGTTGCGTAATGGTAATGCTCACAATCAGACAGCCATTCAGGATATCGCTGCTCAGGCTGATACGGTGTACACAGCAACATTCGTTGAGGATACCGAGGAGGACTTCTGGGACTTCGAAACTAAGACTGCTGACGGAGGATACGAACTGTTTACCGTACCGACTCAAGCCGGAACTGGTGAATACGAGGGGATGATGTGTAAAGTTTCAGATAATGTTTAATGGTAGAATATATTGCATAACCTGTCTGGTCAATGGTAAGATGTACATTGGTCAGACAGTTCAATTGTTAGACAATCGTTGGAGACGGCATGTTCTTTCTACTCAAAGAGGCTCCGACCATAAGTTTCACCGAGCCATACGAAAGTATGGTGAGGAGAATTTCCTGGTCGAAGAGGTTCTGACTGTTTCTGCTCCTACGAAAGATATTTTGAAGAAGAAACTTGACTACGTTGAAATGAGGCTGATTAAGAAATTAGAAACTCATAAATGTGGTTATAATTCAACAGATGGTGGCGAAGGAACATTGGGGTTGAAATTGTCGGAGCATGCTATTAGAAAAATGGCAGAGTCTAAGAAGCGTGAAAATTTAACTCCTGAAAAACGAAAGAGGCTTTCTGAATCGAAGATGGGTGAAAGAAATCCCTTTTATCAAAAGACTCATACAAAGGAAGTAAGGGAAAGGATTTCGGCTGCTAAAAGAGGTGAAAATCATCATTTCTTCGGAAAGAAAATGTCGGAAGAGCACAGAAAGAAATTATCTGAAGCACAGATAAAAAGAAGAAATAGAGAATTAAGATTAAAATTATAAAGATATGCAACTTTACTACACTACGACCACAGGGTACAATGGTGAACAGCCTAATCCCGAGCGTTCACTTGGAGGATTCAAATCCTCCACCCCTGTTGCGAATGACGACTTCAGCAACATCTTTGATGAAATATCATTGATGACAATGAAGTCCGGAAGGGATGAATATCGTGCCATCGTCCTCAAGAATGAGTTCGATACACCGTGTACGAATATCACAGTGAAGATAAGCCGTCAAGAAGGAGCGATTTGTTCCTACAAGATGGCTGTCGGTGCGATGAATGTAGTGAACAAATACAACCAGAAGTCTATGGAGAATGTCATGGCTCCTACGAATAAGCCGTTCAGGGCAAAGTTCATTGACATGACCGAAGACGCTGTTTTGGAAGTAGGTGATTTAGAGGCTGGTGCGGAAATAGGGTTGTGGCTTTGCCGTCACGTTGATGTCGAGGCTGCTAAAGAGCAATACAATGATGTTTGCGAACCCGACCCAGCCGACCCGACGGGAAGACGTTATAAACCTGTAACGCATCCACAGCAGGAGTCAATTGATATGATTGTCGACTGGGTGTAACAACGGAGAGGGAGAAATCCCTCTCCCTAAAATTAAAGATGATTATGCTATATTCTTATAATGAAACTTTGAAGATAATTTTGCGGATATACGAGTATCTGCAAATGAGAATGAAGGAACAACCCAGAACGCTCAAGATGAATAAACCTTTACATCGTTCTGCGGTTGTTTCTTTCATGGAAACGCTTCCCCCGACTGCGGGAGCGGACTTCATTTGGAACTTCCTCCTATTTCAATTCTATGTCTTTGTGGGTCAAGACCATGAACGTAAACCGATGCCGAGTTGGTTTATGGGGAAAGAAGCATGGAGACGTTGGAATGAGTATTCCGATGAAGCAAAGTGGCATGCAAGGGATTGGGCACGTGAGAAGAAGTTGGTGAACCCTGTCAAGACGAACACTTATGAAGCGGTATCGGATGACGTGTTTCGCAGGGAACGGTTGAGAATGTCAAGAATATCGGGTCCGAATTTCTGTGAAGCGAAGTTCGGGAGTAGTCCCTACAATCCGAAGGATGAAATCTGTTATACTTGTCCGTTCGAAAAAGACTGTAAGATATTATTTGGAACGAAGGACGCCAGCGGGAAAAGCCTGTACGAACAAATCTCGGAAAGTGCTGAAAAGAAGAGTGCTACGGAGACACAGCAATTACAGGGTTCTCACGTTACAATAAGGGAAGTATCACGTATGACAGACTATGGCGAAGACGACTGAAAAATATCAGATATGCAACGGGTGCGGAAAACATCGGTACATCACGAACCGAACAAAGTGCCTGTGCGACGACTGTAATTATAAAAGGCTTCACAACGGGAAGTCACGATTTGAGGTACGTGCGGAAAGGAGTAAGGCAAAGAAACCTAAACTCCGACCAGCAACGGGTGAATTGGCTCTCTTTAAGGAAATATGGTCGGAGCGTCCTCATATTTGTACGCATTGTGGGAAGCGTCTCTTAGAACCGCTTAAACCGATTTATTTTAGCCACATCAAATCAAAGGGTGCATATCCCGAGTTAAGGCTGGTAAAAAGTAACATCGAACTGACTTGCGAAGATTGCCACACGAAGTACGAATTTGGAGCGAGAAGTTCAGTTTGTAAAGACGAGTAATAATTATTAAATTTGTAACCGAAATGGATGAAAGAATAACAGGTATCCTCGTGAGGCTTTGCTTGCTGTTTGGCGCAAAGCGGTTGGCTGACCTCCTAACAGTATCAGAAGAGAATTCGGAGACCGAGGAAAAGTTTCTTGAGGCTTTCACGAGGTTCATTGAGAATCTTGAAAAGAAGTTCAACTCAAAAGTTTTTCAGTTTCACGATAGAACCAACCAAGTTCTTATCAAGTTCTATGTCATTCAATGCCGAGGCGACATAACGGTTGAGGGCGAGCCTACAATCGTGCTGAACGATTTCCCGTTGGGGTTAAAGGGTGAGAAGAACCCTGTCGTCAATTTGACGCTGGTGTACGATGATATCGAAACAAGAGACCGAGATTTAGAGGATTTGAAATTTATGATATCTTAAAATAAAGACGATTATGGCAAAAAGTAATTTGAGGTACATCACGGTCAGTGATACAGAAACTTCAGGACTCCCGTCAAAAGGGGGTAAAGGAAAAGAGCCTGTACTGGCGTTTCACGACATTCTGTTGGTGGAAGTAGCAGCCGTCGTAATAGACATTTGGGATATGAGGATAGTCGATGAATACGACGTCATCATCAAGCCTTATGTCGACAAGTATGTATGGCAACCACAGGCAGAAGCGACACACGGTTTATCCCAAGACCACCTGTTCAAGAACGGTGTTGATATCAAAGAAGCATACAGGGGTTATGCCTCTATACTGTCGAAGTATAAGAACCCGAAAGTCGGAGCCGTATTGTGCGGACATAACTTTCAAGGATTTGATATCCCGTTCATTGAGGAGATGTTCAAGTGGAACAAAGATGACCTCTATAACTACGTGCGCTGGGTTGAGGATACCCAGAAAATGGCTTATTACAGAGCGATAGAGCAAGAAAATTATAAACTCGGTACGTGCTGCCGACTGGAGGGTGTTGAGTTGGTAGATGCCCACCGTGCGTTGGTAGATACCCGAGCAAACGCTCAACTCATGTTGAAGTACATTGAGCACATGAGAGGCACAGGGGGTTCTTCGCCTGTGGCAGCAATTTCATCTACAAGAAAAGAGTCAAGATTTAGAGAAAGGTTCCAATTGGTATGATACATTTTAATGAAGATTTAAAGTTGTCGTACAAACAGTTGGACACGGTGTTCTCTACTGCGTTCAACGTGCTTGAGTCGTTACCACCTGTGGCTATCAATCAATTGGTTGGTGGCTATGGTGGCGACGTCGATGCACTGTTATCGGAAATCTTCATTCAGACGAATAATGTTCTTTCCCTAAATACCACGCTTGAAACTGAACGGCTCAACTATATTGACCAATTAGAAGAGTCAATGGACGAGACGCTGAAAGTTCAGTCGTACAACTATTTCAAGACAACTATGCTTCCTAATTTCCGTCAGGGTTGGAGAAATCTTGAATGGGGAAACATGGTGCAACTTTATCCGAACAGCGCATATCTTGCTGCTCGTTCTCACGGTAAATGCTTTGCGAGAGGCACACGGGTGCTGATGGCTGACTTTTCCGTAAAGAATATAGAGGACATCTATCCCGGAATGGAAGTGATGGGGTTAGACTTCACTCCCCGAAAGGTTCTGACACGACATATTGGTCGTGCCCAGATGTTTAGGGTTGAGCAGGAGAATGGTATGCCGTATGCCGTGAACCGAGCGCACACGATGTGCCTCTTTGACACGAAGCGGAAGAAGTACGTCGAAATAGAAATGGGACAATTCTTGAAGTACCCTGTCAAGAAGCAAAGACGGTTCCAAGGGTACAGGGTGTTCTCTTACGATAAGCCTGTATTTGAGCGTGGAAATATAACGGTTGAACCTATTGGGGAAGAGTCTTATTATGGGTTTATGTGCGATGGTGACCACCTGTTTCAGTTGGAGGATGGTACAGTCGTTCACAATTCCTACGAGTTCTGTATGGCGTTCCCGTTGTGGAGATTATACAGTTACCGACGTCCGACGTTTATGCGACCTGATATTCCTGACAATAAAAATCGTCAGGAAACCTGTATTATTACGAACACGGAGAAACTGGGTAAACAGCACATCGACAAGGTGGTTGAGGAAATCCGTGTGAATGAGGCTTTGGCAGCGAAACTGAACCCTACTGGAAAGGCTTCGCTGGCAGCGACAAGTATTGAGTGCGAGAACGGGACGAAACTTCACCTCCGTGGAAAAGACGGGTTTATTCGTGGTCTTCACGTGGGGGCAGCAGTCAGCGATGACTTACCAGACGAGAGTAGTATCTATTCGCTTGAACAGCGTGAGAAGTTGAGAGACCTGTTTAAAGGTGCCATCACTCCTATCGTTGAGCCGTATGGGTATAACATCGTTGATGGTACACCGTATCAGCAAGAGGACTTGTATGCCGAATTAAAGAAAGACCCAAAGTTCCGTGTCTTTGAGTACCCAGCCATATTCCCGGACGGTCGCCTGTTGGCTCCTGACCGTTTTACGTGGGCAAAACTTATGGAGGAAAAAGCGTCTCTGGGGACGCTCGTATTCTCTCGTGAGTATTTGGTCGTACCTATTTCCGACGATAGTACAATCTTCCCTTGGGAGATATTAAAGAGGAGTACAATCGGGATGGAAAACATCAGGCTCGTAGATAACATAGAGTCGTTCCCTATCAAGTTACAGAGGGTGGTCATGGGTTGTGACTTTGCTGTTTCGGGAAATGTGGGAGCCGACTATACTTGTTATACAGTTTGGGGGAAGGATGTCCAGGGGAATTATTATCTCCTCTATATATTCCGGGAAAAGGGATTGTCGCATAATGAACAGATACAGAAGATTGACCTCCTGAACAGGGTGTTTAAGCCAAACGAGATAGTTGTAGAAAACAACGGCTTTCAAAGTATATTGGCGGATATGTGCGTCCAGATGGGTATCAAGAATATTACACCGTTCACGACGACCTCCGGGAATAAGAAAGACCTGAGAACAGGGTGGGCATCACTTGCAGCGTTATTTGAGAGAGGTGTAATCAAGTGTCCGTATCATCCTGACACGGCTGCTAAGATTGACCAGATGTTTGGGGAGTTCAACTCAGTTGCGTTTCGCAGCGATAAGGGAACTCTTGAGAGTATCAGTGGGCACGATGATACCGTGTCCTCCTCTTTCATGGCGATTAACAAGTTGCGAGAGAGTACAGTAATGATAAAAATTGACGCAGTATAAATTGAAAAGATATGGCAAAAAAGGTTGATGCGATTCTCAGCCCGAATTTCGTGGAAGAGATGTTAAGATTGGCTTTCGCAAACAAACAGTTTGCGGAGTTGGTCGTAGATAATCTCGATTTAAGTAACTTTCCCCGAGAATTGGGAGGTTGTAAAGCGATGCTGAAAGTGTTGGCAGACACGATGAAGAAAACGGGTAATCTGGCGACGTTTGGTATGGTGGAAATGACCTTCCCTAACAACGAGGAAGTTTCAAAGAAGATTGCTGAGGTCAAGGGAATTAAACTTCCAGAGGTGGAACCTATGACACGGCAATTGGAAACCTTTATTAGACGTCAGACATTTGTCGCTACTCAGCACGAAGTGTCGGATATGTATAATGAAGGGAAGCCAGAGGAAGCGATGCTTCTTCTTGAGAAAAGAATGGCGGAAATAAACGCTTTTTCCTTAGATAAGTTCCGAGGAAAGTTTGTACGGGTGTACAGGGATTTCTATCGTAACATAGGAACGGCACAAATGAAAGCCGAGGATGAAACACGTCGGGCAAAGATACCGACAGGAATATCAACGATTGACGAAATTACTGATGGGGGAATTCCTCGTCAGGATACTGTTCTTCTAATCATGCGTTCTGGTGTTGGTAAATCCACGGCTCTTAAATACTTCTCTTGGTACAATACATCAATCGCCCATAATCATTGTCTTCACTTTCAGTTAGAGGGTGGTCGTGATGAGGCGGTTGTTAAGTTTGACCAGATGTTGGCGAACACTACCTATGCGAAAATCATGAGGGGTGATGTCAGCGACGAGACCCGACAACGTATCTCAGCACTTATCAAGAGGGCACAGACAGTAAATAGTGATATTGACGTGTACGCTTCTGAAGAGATGATGGACATGACGATAGCCGACTTGGTGGCTGCGATAGAGGACTATAAGAAAGAGTATGGGTATTATCCCGACTTGGTCACAGTCGACTCTATTGACCTGCTATTGACAGGGGAAAACAAGAAGATTGACTTCGACCCGAACTTCATCAAATACAGGTTACAGAAGTGTGCCCAGCGATTAAAGGATATCGCGAAGAAATACGACTGTGCCGTAATCACAGCAACCCAGACGGGAGACGTTCCTATTGAAGTGTGGAATGACCCAACACGGGTAATCACTCGCCAGAATACAGAGGGCGACCGTACACTTATCAAGCCATTCTCGTTCGTGTTTACAGGTAACATCACAATCGAAGAGGGTAAACAGAACATGGCTCGTATCTATTGTGATAAGTTACGAAACTACCGAAACAATGGTATCATCATTCGAATCCCTACTAATTACGAGAACGGCTTCTTCTACGATATATCACGTTCAACAATCGTTGAGCAGGTGTTGGATATGTCGGCTCTTGACAGACTTGAGAGTCGTCGCAGCCGTAAAGGTAACGGAGAAGCAGCCGTTGGGGAGAAGAAGGAGCGAGTAGAGATAGCACCAGGAGTGTACGGAACAAAGGTAGTTGGCGAGGGTGAAACGGCTGCGCAGGAGTCACAAGAGACGTTGAATAAGCGACAGACTAAACAGTCGCTCAAGGAATATTTAGCAAACAAGGGTGTGCAGGAAACTCCGAAGACAACGAGGAAGCCTGTACCTCGCAAGAAATAATTTCGTTATGCGGTACGATAAGGAACAGATAATCGCTGATTTTAATCTCACGCCATTTGGTTCACAGGGGTGGCTCACGAATAAGGATATGGACTGTCCTTTCTGCGGAAAAGCAGGGAAGTGGGGTATCATCTTCAATATGAATGGCGTTGCGACGTTCCACTGTTGGAAGTGTCCTCGTAAGGTATCCGTCTATGAGTTCCTCAAGAAACTCGGTAGAACAGACCTCGCGAAACGCTCCTATACAGTCAAGCCGAATGAACTTGAGAACTGTCCAAAGATAGGTGATATTCAGGGGGAGACATCGAAGTGGATGGAGGGTGATGCGGAACAGGTACAGGAAGAGGAATTAAAGCCTGTTACTCTTCCGTTACGGCTGAAACCACTTGTGGATGATGAGTACCTGAATAATCGTGGGTTCCGACCTGAACACTATGCGGAGTTCGAGCCTTCCTATACCAATACACCGTTGGAAGCGAAGTTGAAGAACTTCATCATCTTTAAGATGAAAGTCAATGGTGTGTGTGTGGCGTGGTGGGCACGCAGTAGGTATTCAAAGGAATGGCACAAAGAAAATCTTGAGGCATACAAGCGTCACGAGGCTGACTTGGTGTTGCGTTACAGGAACTCCGAGAACAACTTTCAAGACCTGTTAGGGGGTTGTGATGAGTTGATAGAGGGGAAGACTGAAACAGTCATCATCGTTGAGGGTATCTTTGACAAAGTGAACATCGACAACCTCTTAGGACTTCAACATCTTGACGACATTAAGTGTTGCTTCACGTTCGGGAATAATATCGGTCAAGGACAGATTAACATGATGCTCAAGAAAGGTATCAAGAACGTCATACTCCTGTACGATTTTGGAACTATAAACGAGAGCAAAGAGTCGGCATTAAAGATGAAGGAACTGTTTGACCGCGTGTATGTGACAGCGATTAGGAAGCCAGGAATAGACCCTGGAAACATTGATTTGGAATATCTCGAAGAAGTTTTGAGGGGTGCGGTCGACCCAATTAGCTTCTTTTATAATAAAGTGGAAATAAAAATTTGAGCAATTATGGACAAAGTAAGAGAAGAAACCTGTGAGGACAAAGGACTGCGCCACAGACAGTTTTTGACACGGCTTCAATTGGAGTATCTGACTCACAAATTACGTTCCTCTATATACCGTAATGGAACGTATGCGTCAGTCGCAGCGGATATTGCTAAGAAGAAGCGGTTGAAGATTATTGAGTTGAGTGTGAAATTCAACGTCGACAGTATATTCACTCCTGGATATAATGTGGCGGAGTTCGTCGAAAAGAATTTCTGGGGAAAGAAAGGTCTTCCAGCGTTTCAGTACAAAGACGAAGAACAGAGGAGAGTTCAGGGAAATTATGACCGTTGGTACATTCTTTACAGGGATACCAAAGTCCTGTACAAAGGGACAATAATGGAGGTCGTAAGTAACAATCCTGCTAAGGAGGAAGTCAAAATTCGAGGCTCGAAAGGTGATTTTCTCGTTAAATATAATGACATCACAATTATAAACAATTTTGATTGGTTGTAACATTCATTTTAATCATTTACAAGTATGAAATTGAAAATCGTAAACAAGAGCACAAATGCTCTGCCGGAGTACAAAACTCCAGACAGTTCGGGTATGGACTTGCGTGCCTATCTTCCCGAGGGTTCAATCACGTTGGCTCCGATGGAGCGTAAAATCATTCCTACTGGTTTGTACATGGAAATCGAACAGGGGTACGAGGGTCAGGTGAGACCTCGAAGCGGTTGCGCTGTTAAACAGGGTCTGACCGTAATCAATGCTCCGGGAACCATTGACGCTGACTATCGTGGGGAAGTAGGTGTTCCATTGATTAATCTGTCAACAGAACCACAGACAATCGAAAATGGCGACAGAGTTGCTCAGATTGTCTTCGCTCCGTATGCGAAAGTCGAGGAAATTATCGAAGTTTCTGATGTCAGTGAAATGACTGATACAGAACGAGGTGCGGGAGGTTTTGGTCATTCCGGCAAAAAATAATTTCGATTTTTCGCGAGAAAGTCAAAACTTATTCGAGATATTTACATTATATTTGTACCGAGATAAGTGATAAAACATCACTGAAAATAAAATTTTAACTAATAAAGTAAAAACGATTATGGCAAACAATGCGTTGGCACTTCGTATGAAGTACAGAAAGTTCACTGCTGAACAGTTGAACGAAATCATTGAGAATGAAAACTCAAGTGAATTGGAAGTTAAGGTGGCTCAAGAGTTCCTTGACAAGTTAGGTGGTGAAGCCGAAGAACAACCTGCAAAGGCTGCTCCCGCCAAGAAGTCCGCTCCTAAAAAGGAAGACAAAAAGGTTCCTGCGAAAAAGGCTGCTCCGAAGAAAGAAGAAACCGCTGATGACGACCCAGACCCTGAGGATGGTTCACCTGAAGCAGCAATGAAACGTCAGAACAAACGCAACTCTACCTATCAGTCAGAAGAACAACTGACTCCGGAAGAGGAAGAACGCTTGGCAAAGGCTGAGGCAGAGTACGAGGAACGTCAGAAAAACCGCAAGACTCCGTCTAAATCAGACAAGTCTATGAAGGAAAAGAAGTCAGCGAAAGCCGACAAGACTCCTCGTGAAACAAAACGTCAGAACCTCGAAGAATCGGAAGAAATTCCGGGACTGAAAGTAGGTTCGAAAGTTATCCTGAAAGGCGAGGACGCTGTTGGTGAAATCACTCGCCTGTACAAGTCCGGAGACGGAAAAGAAAAGTGTATGGTCAAGTTCGGTGACGACAAGCCTATCAAGAAACGTGTAACAGCGTTGGAACTGGCTGAGGACGCCAAACCTGCACCCGCAAAGAAAACTCCAAAGAAGAAGTAAATGGTTGACGGGGAATCCATAGTATTGGTTAAAGGCATCTCGGGGAGCGGTAAATCTACAAGGGTTTACCTCTTCCTCGAGTTCCTCGAATCATTAGGTATGAAACTCCGCCCATACAAGTTTAAGACACTTGACGGAAAGGAAAAGGAAGTCGGGGTTTACTCCGAGGACTTCAATATGGTTTTCGTTGGGAAATTCTATGAGAATGGCGGTATCCGACGCTGGCAAGGTTACGACAGTATGACGTCGCGACTGTGCAAGGCTGAGGGTCTATCCTACTTCTTGAAGAAAACGTCTAAGGCAGGGCATGGAGTTTTGATTGATGGTGCAGGAACAACTGTATCATGGCGATTGCGTCCCTTGGATTTATGCGGAGAGAGTGAGTTTACGAACATTCTCCATGTCAGGTATGATTACCGTGACGACCAATGGGATGAGTATTGTGCTCGGATAGCATACAGGTCTGGCGAACCTCCTAAGGGGGATTGCATGTGGCGGAAGCACAGAACCTTTATGCACGACTTCGAAAAGGCTCAAAGAGAGGGAAAAGAGGTAAATGAGGCTGGCGGTTGTGTGGTTCTTCACGACCAACCGTATGACGCTCCGGTCTGGGACTTGGGTGTTCATATTTTCAATTTCTTTGGGCTGTCAGAACTATGTGAAGAGTTCGTGGCTTTCTGTGAAGCGTCGGACTACATTGAAAAGAACTCGTTTGAAACATTTGAGAATGGCAAGAAAGGAAAATAATTTCAGTCCGACTCCTAACGATAACTTCCTTCACTATCTATATTGGATGTGCGAGAGAATGAATATCTTTTGGCGAAAGTACAATGGGGAACAGGCTCCATGGACGGATGACGACATATTGAGGAACTTTAAGTTCACCAACGTGTATCGTTGTCTTGACCGTGTGAGTCAATACCTGTTGAGCCGTGTGATTTACAATGGTAAAGAATACGAGCCAGAGGATATGTTCTTTCGCATATTGCTTTTCAAGCATTTCAATAAGAACGAGACGTGGGATTTGTTGGAAAAGGAGTTCGGGGATATCACCTACGAAACAGGCTTGGAAAACATAGCGAAGTTCTTGGATAAGGTAGTTGACAGTGGCGACACGATATACGGTAATGCATACATCGTGAATTGCTTCTTTTATCAGTATCCCCAATATAAGCACATAACAGGCATGAGCAAACATCGTGCTCACTTCCGTATCTTTGAGGACGAAATCTTTCAGAACGGACACCTGTATGACTTCTTAGAGGCGAAGACCTTTGAGGACTTGTATTGGGTTTTCAGGAATATGAAAATATACGGGGACTTCACGGCTCAGCAATATTGCATTGACCTGAATTATTCACCCCTGTTCAACTTTTCAGAAAACGATTTTGTCATCACTGGTCCAGGGTCGTTGAAAGGTATCGGCTGGACATTTGACGGAGCGTCCGGAAAGCGTTATGACTATGTGGGCACTATCAAGTGGGTTCACGACAACTTTGAAAGGCTGATGGGTGACTTCTGCGAAAAGACAGGTATGAAGTGGAACCCGTTACCGTGGGAGCCTGTTCCTACTCTTACAAATCTTCAGAACTGTTTCTGTGAAACATCGAAGTTTGCAAAGGGATTAGGAGCGTCTTTCAACAAAGGTAGAAATGAACGTATCAAGCACACCTACGAAAAGAGTCCGAAGAAGATTGAGTTCGTCTTCCCCCCGAAGTGGAATGCTAAGTTGCCCAAGCCAGGAGAATTATTAATCGATTAAATCAAGAAAGACTTATGTATTTTCAAGCAGAAAATTTGAGTAGTGCGCTGGTGCTACTTTGTAAGGAGTTGATGGATAAAGGGATTGACGTTACCCGAAGAGGGTTCGAATGTCGTGAGTTCCCTGGAGCCGTCCTCATTGAGATAACTAATCCGACCGACCGCTATGTTCGTGTTCCGGAGCGTAAATGGAACAAAACATTGGGGTGGATTGAGTCCCTGTGGCTGGCTCGTGGAGATAACAGTCTTGAGATGCCTGCTTCCTATGTGAAGAACCTTGTAAACTTCTCAGACGACGGAAAGTTCATGAGAGCGGGATATGGACCCAGAATACGTCGTTACGGGGACAATTTTGACTCGATGGTAACATTGTCCGGAAAGTTACTTCCGCGACAGTATAAGAACGGTAAAGCAGACGAAAACGGTCGTTATTCAAAATTGAAGGCTCCCGGACTGTACCAGAACGTGACTGACCAATTACGGTTCGTCATTGAAAAGTTCAAGCAGGACATCGATACCCGTGAAGCGGTTATCACAATTCACGACCCTATCTCTGACAACTTCAATCAGAATGAAGAGGACGGGGAAAAGGCTCCATTGCTCCTCACAAAGGATACACCGTGTACCCGTTCAATCCACTTCATGATAGTGAATGGAAAGATGAACTGTTACGTGGATATCCGTTCGAATGACCTTATCTGGGGGTTCAGTGCGGTGAACGTGTTCAACTTTACATTGATGCAGGAGTACGTCGCAGCGATAGTGGGCGTGCCTGTCGGGAAATATTACCACAAGGCAGACAATCTTCATGTCTATAAGGACTTCATTCCGTTGGCTGAAGAAATCGCTAAAAGAGACCCAAATTCGTATCCGTCCGGAGTAAACTTTTCCTATAAGACGACGTTTAAAACTTTAGAGGAGTTCGATGCGCTTATCGCTCAGTTGAGCCAGTTCGAAGAAAACTGTCGTAACAGTGAAAACCGTACAGAACAGGACTTCGAGTTATTGCGTGCGGATATTGAAAAGTTTGAAGATGAGATGTTCTCTGACTGGGCAAAGGTTATCTTCCGTTATTGGACAAAACAGTTGGTAGAGTTCCGGAACCCGTTACTGAACGAACTGTTCATCGGATAAGAATTATTCACTAAAATAAAGACGATTTAGTTATGAATTTCAAAAAGATTGACATCCTGTTAGGGATGAAAGACATTCAGAGGTTGCCCAATACCCCCCATCACAGGGGGTACAACCTCTTGGAGCATGGGTTGGTGGTAGGCATGTTATTTCGTTGGTTTGCCTCAGAAGAGGACGTTGCCTACGACATCAACGTGTTTGACAAGGTGTTACTCCACGACTACGTGGAAAGTGTTACAGGCGACCTCAATGCGTGCGTAAAGAAATTCAATGAGAACACGGCTGCGGCATGGGATATCATTGAATACGAAATCTGTCATGGCGACGTGAACCTGTTGCCGTATTCCGATGAAGAAATTAAGAAGACAATGACTGACCTCCAGTACCGTCTTTTCAAGACCTGTGATTATTTGGACTTATGGATATTCTGTAAGAACGAACAGGCTCTGGGAAACACGTCCAAGAAGTTATTGACTTGTATCACAAACTGCGAACAACTGTTGGAGAAGTACACGGACGGCTGGAAACTCTTCAAAAGTGTTCAAAAATTCATGAATCAATATGAGCCTTAAAGGAAAGATATATGGCTTGGTAGGGGTTATTGGCTCCGGTAAATCGTACCAAGCAGAAGCACTTATGGTTGGTGCTGCGTGTGAAGAACGACCCATGATTATGGGAGATTTCAGTGAAGGAATTCGCCAGACGTTGATGAACATCTTTACAGGGGAATCAAAGAAGATTGACTGTACGGGTGAAGCGTATGCGAAGTGGAAACAGTTGAGCAGCGACATCTTGTTACCGTTCAAGCCTCAAGAAGAGTCTCCTAATATTCTTGACTCGGTGCGGATTGAGGGTCGTGAACTGTTGCAGCACACAGGTGAATATCTTAAGTCATTGGCTGGGGAAGATGTATGGGCACGTTGGACGGCAAACGCTGTTACAAACAGTTGGGCAAAGATGTCTGAAGAAGACGCTCTTATGTGCGATATCGTATTCGGTTCATTACGTTTTGACTGTGAGGCTGAGGCTATCTTTAAGGTTGCCGAGGCGACAGGCAAAGAGGTTCAGATATACTTCTGTGATTATCATTCGGATTCCTACGAATTGAATGACCACATCAGTGAGAAGTTTGCTCAATACTTCCTGTCGTTAGGGTGTAAAGATGGTGACGATATAACGGAACTTGTTAAGCAGAAAATCAATGGATAAATTCAAAGAATATCTTGAGAAGAATTTAATGGACTTCGTTCCTATTTCTGACTATGTGGTCGAGATAGGAGGGAAGACCTTTGAATTGTATCAGCCAGCGTATGACGGTGCGCTGTTTGATGACGGGTTCAACTTTGTAGGTATTCCTGCCGACCCGAAGCGTAAAGGCTCAGGAGAGGAATCCGTCGAAACATCGTGTGACTTCTACGCATTCAGTTTCGGAGGGGTGTATTATATGCTCGCCAAAGGTAAAGAGAATGACGTGAAACTCACACGGTTGAAATATATCGGTCAGGCGAAACAGGAAATTGAGACCCCTGTATTCTTGGGAGTTCATGGTCAGTATGAAATGATGTCCGGGACGGGAACGTATGCCGACTGGTGTAAGAAGGCAAAGTTCCTTGGAGTGAAGACGTTGGGTATCTGTGAAAAGAATTCACTTGCTGGAGCATTGAAGTTTCAAGCGGAATGCCAGAAGAACGATATCAAGAGCGTGATTGGTATGGAGTGTGTGGTATATGACCAGCCTCGGGATTTCCGCTTCACTGTTAAGGTGTACGCAAGGAACGATAAGGGTTGGCGAGACCTCCTTACTATAAACAAGTTCATCAACTGCGATAATCCGAAATATATCGGTCTTGAGGACTTCAATAAAATCACCACTAACAATGATGATTTGATTATGTTCCTTGACCCGAAGACAACGGATTACGACAAGTTGAAAGACTTGCATATAGATGCTGTTGTGTATCAGTTAGACCCATGCGAATATGTAGATGATAACCGTGACGAATGGTATCTGACGAACCTGAAGAAATTCTTCAAGGACAAGAACCTGTTACCCGTTCCGTCGGTTGATGCGTGGTATCTTGACGAGGAGTACAGTTGTATCAGACCTCGCCTACATAGTATTGGTGGAACAACTGCCTACGAGAGCGATAATCAATACTTTAAATCGAACGACCAACTGTTTGTTGAGTTGGCTCAAATGTTTCCGGATACCGAAGAAGGGTTCATGGACGTGTACAGCCGTTTCATGGAAGGGTTGGAATTCCTTGAAAACATTGCTGAGGCGATAACCTTTGTCATCGACGTAAAGAAGAGACACTTGCCTCACTATAAGATGACGAAGGAAGAGGCGAAACAGTTCGAAACAAATGAAGACCTCTTTTTGTCTCTTATAGCCGACGGTCTTGAGCGTCACCCAGACCTCATTGAGGATTGGGGTGAAGAGGTCATTATGGAGCGAATAGACCGAGAGGTGGGTGTTATAAAGTTAGGAGAGGCAATTGATTACTTCCTAATTACTTGGGACATTATCAATTGGTGCCATCGTAACGGTATAATGACAGGTATCAGTCGTGGTTCGGCTGGTGGTTGTCTTGTTTCCTACCTGTTGGGGATTACCAAGTTAGACCCAATGAGATACGACCTACTCTTTGAGCGTTTTCTGAACGCAGGACGTGTTAAGGTATCACTCCCTGATATTGACTGTGACTATCCTGGCGAAGACCGTCCCCGTGTGAAAAAGTACATGGAAGAACGATACGGCTGGAAACAGGTATGCTCCGTGGGAACTTACAGCGCATTACAGTTACGAGCAGCCATCAAGGATATGGCTCGTGTGTACGGGTTGGACTTCCAGGAAACGAACGAGATGATGAAAGTGTTTGACGTCAAAGACAGGAAGCCTGAAGACCTGTTCAAGATAGCCTGTGCTCATTCACGGGTGAAGAACTTTGTCGTTGAACACTCCGACCTCATCAATGAAGTGATGCTGATAATGCCCGCACCAAAGGCTCAGTCAATTCATGCCTGTGCGATGATGGTATTCCCAGAGGAACACGATATGTTTCATTGGGTTCCTATTCGTAAGAATGGCGAGGAGTATGTGACCGAGTGGGAAGGTGGTGAAATGGACGCTGCTGGCTTCCTAAAAGAGGACGTGCTGGGTGTGAAACAGTTTGACAAGTTCCAGGACATGGTTCGGTTGGTGAAGGAGCACGAGGGTGTGGATTTAGACATATTCAGTGTGCCGTTGGATGACCCAGAGGTGTACAGGTATTTCAAGAATGGTTGGAATGAGGATAACTTCCACTTTGGAAGTTCAGGATTGACAGGCTATTGCCGTCAGATGAAGCCAGACAATATTGAAGACCTTATCGCTGCTATTTCATTGTATCGTCCGGGAGCAATGGAGAACAACTTCCACAACGAGTACGTCTCCCGTAAAGAGGGTCAGAAGGAGGTTGAGTATTTTACCGGAACGGACAAGATACTGAATAACACGTATGGAGTATTTGCCTATCAGGAACAAATCATGCAACTCTGTCGTGAGTTGGGTGGGCTGTCGTTGGTGGAAGCCGATGACGTTCGTAAAGCGATGGTGAAGAAGAAATACGAGGCTCTCCAGCAGTACAAAGAACGGTTTATTCCTTACTATCGGGACAACTATAACGTCACCCAGGAATACTCCGAAAAGGTGTGGGACGCTATTGATAAGGCTTCGACGTACCTGTTTAACCGAAGCCACGCTGCTGCCTATGCGATTACAGGCTATATTTCACAGTGGATAAAAGTTCACTATCCTATTGAGTATTGGTCGGTGGCATTTAAGTATGCAATGGAGTCTGACTATTCACGCTACATTGCGGAAATCAATAAGACGGGAGTCTGTACGGTACGTCCTGTGGATATCAATATATCGGATACAGATGTTGTTATTAACTTCAAAGAGAAAGCCTTGTATTGGTCAATTACAGGAGTCAAACAGGTCGCAGAAAAGGCTGCAACCCAAATTATAAAGGAACGTACAGAGAACGGTCAATATTGGTCGTTAGACGACTTTATCACCCGACATAAATGGAAGGGTAAAGAAGCAACCAGCCGTATCATCAGAAACTTGATATTGGCAGGAGCGTTCGACAGTCTTGAGGGGGTAAAGAAGCCTCAGGAACGAATAGACCTGTTGGTACACTTCCTCGGAACAACGAAGGGAAATGTCAAGGAAGATGACCCTGTATTAGTTGGAGCCGACTTCCACGCCAATGACGCTTGGTGGTGGGCACTCCTACAAAAGAAAGTATCCGGACTGGCGTTCTTTGATTACCAGAAAATATATGACAGGTTCGCTGGGGAGTTTCCTGATGCCTACGAATATGCTACTCTTGAGGAGTGTCACGACACGGAAGTGAAGCCGAATAACGGGTACGTCGTGTTGGCTGGGTTCATCGCTGAAATGGAGATTAAGAAGACCCGCAAGGGGGATACGATGTGTCGTTTGATATTAGAGGCGAACTACGAGTTTATCGAAATTGTGATATTCCAGCAGGAATACGAACAGTTGGAACCCCTGTTATCGTGCGGAAGAGCGAACCTGATACTCATCAATGGTATTCTTTCATACGACAACCGTAAAGAGGTGAACACGCTGAGAGCCTGTTTCGAGTCGAATATCGTTACTTTGACGTTATAATTTTACGAACTTTAATCAGAAGAAAATGGAAATATTAGTTCACTTTAACGACGTCCCCGTGACGTTGGTTACAAATGGGTTCGAGGACACGGTCGATATTGACAAGTTGACCTCTATTGAGTACAGTAATTTATATGGAGAGGCGGTTACAGTCAGTGCGCTCCTGAACAAAGTAGGGTTGCTCCGTGCTGAAGCCGAAAAGAAAGTCGCGGAATGTAAACTTGAGAAAGAGGTTTATGAAGCCCAGACAAAGAAAGAATGGCGTCGTGAGGCGAACCGTAATGGCGGAAAGTTCACGCTGGCTTTGGAAGACGGGGAAGTTGAGGAAATCAAGTTGTCGGAAAAAGCTCTTGACGAGGCTCTCCTACTTGACGAAGACTATCAGAATCTCTGTATTGCGTATATTGACGCTCAGAAGAATTTCAGTGTTCTTGACGCACTTCAGTGGGCGGTTCAGGACAAGTCTAAGAAACTGAACAATCTCCTTAAACCTGTCACCCCAACGGAGTTCCTCGGGGAATTGGTAGAGGGTAAAGTAAACAGTTTCTTCATCAAGAAAGCAGGGTTCAAATAAATTTTTCGAAGAATTTTCGGGGAACTTCTTTGATAATTCGAATGATTCCATTACCTTTGTATCATCAAATTTAAGTTAAACATTCAAATAATTAGAATTATGGCAAAGAAAACAGTTCAATCCAGCGCAGTAGAAGAATTCAAAGGTTACATCAAAGTCACAGACGGATTCTACCTGAAACCAGTTGAAAGTCACGCATCAAGTTATGACGTTTACCAATTAAAGAAGTCTGACAGTCCTCGCCATCCTAATGGTAAAATGGACGACATGGCTTATGGTTGTACGCTCCCGAGAGCATTACAGTTAATCGCCAACAAGTGTGCCGGACAAGAGGCTGAGGACATCATCGAACTGATGGAATCTATTAAGAGTTACGAACAGAAGTTCCTCGAAGACGTTACACGAATAGTGAAGGAAAACAGATAATTATCAACATTTTAAAAATTTAGTATTATGCCATTAGACAGAAGTAAATGGAAGGCAGCACCGCTCTCAACTGTTAGTGAGACGGTACAGCAAACAAAGCAGTATGACACGTATTTTGGTGGTAAAGGCGAGTATGCTCAGTTCTGGAAACAAAGAGACGGTATAACCGTGAAACGTGTTCTTCCGGCACACGAACCAGGAGACTCTCCCTACGTGCCTATGCTGACAGCGATGCTCAAGTGTGAAGTCGACGAAAAGGACAAAGAAGGAAAAGTTATCGGGAAGAAAATCTCAAACAAGAAAATCTTCTTGGCGACGCTTCACGGTGGCTATCCGTACGACATCATCGAAGAGTACATCAAGCGTGTCTACGAACAGGCTGAACAGTTCCAGGACAAAGAAGAACGTGCTCGCTTCCTGAACCCAATTACGGGTTATCGTATGGGTGGAAAGAACGGTACATGGGTTCCGGGAATTCGTCCTCAATTGGAATACGTGTATTATGCTTTCATCGAAGGAAAGATTTACCGAGACAGCCTGAAACCGAAACAGATGGAAGCACTGAACAAAGAGTCTGCTGACCTGTGTGCTCAGAACGACACGGCTGCGATAGATATGTTCAGCGACCCGTCAACTGGCTTCCCTATTCAGTGGAGCCGTGGTAAAGACGAGAATAACAAGACCGTTGAAACGCTCAAGTCGTTACCGCTGAAAGTAGGACAGACATGGGAAGACTACTTTGAGAAGAACGCTGTTTCCGATAAGGTTCTTGAGGAACTTGAGGGACTACCCAGTCTTCAGAAGTTGTATGTTGACTGTTACGGCAAACGTGACTTCGACTATGCACTTGACGGCTTGAAACGATTCGATGACGCCAACTCTTACAAAATCTTTGCTCAGGATGACTTCCTTGACATGGTAGAGGAACTTCAGAACATGATTGAAGAGAAGACAGGTGAAAAACCGTCTGGTGCGGATGACCTACCTTTCGGTCCGAGTGAAGAGGAACAGAAGCCTGCAGCACCTGCGGCTCCGGCTGCTAAGAAAGCAACCCCTGCGGCAAAGGCTCCAGCGAAAAAGGCTGCTACAAAGAAGAAAGCCGAACCCACACCCGAGGAGAAACTGAAAGTTGTGAACGAGGAGTTCATTCGCCAGTACGGTGAAGGATACGAGGAACTCGACCTCGAGGGTGCTGAATTGGAAGAGGCTTATCAGTTGGCTCTGAAACACGAAGACCTCGGATACGATATTGAACACGTTCCAGGATGGGATGGTTCTGATGACGGTGATTCCGATGGTGGTGAAGAGTACGCTGGGGACAATGACGGTGGTGATGAACCCGACCCCGAACCTGAAGATGAAACTCCCACTCCTACTCCCGGAGTAAGACCTGCTTCGGACGCTGGTAGTTCATCTGGTCAAAGTGCGATAGACCGTATCCGTGCTATGCGCAACAAAAAGAAGTAAACAATGAGTAATCAGAGTGAGAGTCCAAGCGTTATACACTTGGACTTTCATTTTAAATAATTTCGACAATGAGGAAAGAACCTATCGCAATAATAAGTACAGATAAACATCTCCAAGAGGCAAATGCGCTTGAACTGTTGGATATAGCCGAACAGGAAATTGCGTTGGCTCAGGAACAGGGGGTTGATACTGTAATATGGCTTGGGGATATCTTCGACTCACGATTAAGCCAACGACAAGAACTTCTCACTTGTCTAACAGAGATGATAGAACTGTATCACGAACATGGTATCACGTTGCTCTGTATTCCCGGAAATCATGATAAGTCTGACTATGAGTCAGACGAAAGTTTCTTGACAGCGTATAAGTACCATCCAGGATTCAACCTGTATGAGATTCCTACCTGTATAGACCTGAAAGGGGTTGAATGTCACTTCTTGCCATTCTACGCACAAGATGTATGGTTAGAGAAGTTCGCTGAACTACCTACTCCGAAAAGTAAGACATCAATCCTGTTCAGCCATACAGCCGTACAGGGTTCTATCAATAATGATGGGAAGGTCGTGAATAACAAGATTCCGTTGAAACTGTTCTCGAAATACGGAAAGGTCATGCTGGGGCACTATCATGACGCTCAACAACCAGGAGCCAACGTGTTTCACCTACCGAGTACCCGTCAGAATAACTTCGGGGAAGATGAGGAGAAGGGATTTACGGTATTGTACAGCGATACGTCCTTCGAGTTCGTAAAGGCTCATTTTGTTCCGTATAAGGAAATAAAAGTTGATGTCCTTAAGACCTCAAAGGAAGAGATATTAAAACTCGCTAAAACGAACACAGATGGCGTCAACGTTCGGATAACGCTTGTGGGAGACCAACAGGCTGTTAAGGCTGTCAACAAAAAAGTCTTCACCGAACACGGTATCTCGGTGAAAGCAAAGTACACGGACGTTGAAGTCACGGAGGCTGAGGAAGCCGAAGTGGTTCAGGAACTGTCCGGAACAGATATAGCCGAAAAGTTCAAAGCATTTTGCGATGAAAAAGGCTACGAATATGATGAAGGATATAAACTATTAAAAGAAGTAATGCAATGGCAGGAGTAGAAGATTTGGTGAACTCCCTACAAAAGAAGTTCGGCAAAGAAGTTGTGGCGGGAAACAATACTCAAGGAGTAGAGTTCGTATCGTCAGGAAGCCTGTCGCTCGACTTGGCACTTGGTGGCGGTTATGCGATGGGTCGTATCATTGAATTGCGTGGCTACGAGTCTTCGGGAAAGACTACGTTGGCTCTGACAGCCTGTAAGAACATACAGGAACAGACAGGCAAAGCGGTTCTCTACATAGACCGTGAAAACGCAATTGACATGGATTATGTAGAAGCACTGGGGGTGAACATATCTCCGGAGATGTTTATTCTGTGCCAGCCAGGAGTTGCGGAAGAATGTTTCGAAATCATGAGAGAGGCTGTTAAGTCGAAAGCAATCGGAGCAATCGTGATGGACTCGGTGGCGGCAATGTTCCCTAAATGTTATTTGGAAGCCGATGTGGGTGATGCTAAGATGGGCGTGCTGGCTCGGCTTATGGCTACGTGGCTTCCCGGATTGATTGGTGACATTAAACTGAACCAACAGTTGGTCATCTTCATCAATCAGTATCGTGACAAGATTGGCGTGGTGTACGGTTCACCGAAGACGACTCCGGGAGGAAAGGCTCTTGGCTTCTACTCTTCACAGGTGTTGGACATTGCGAAGTCAGGTACGGTTGGAGACCGTGGTGAAGAAACCGCTAACCACATCAAGGTGAAAGTTGAGAAGAATAAGGTTGCGCCTCCGTTCAGGAAAGCCGAGTTCGATATTCGCTTCGGTGAGGGAATTGATAAGGCTTCGGAACTGTTACTCGTAGGAGTTGAACGGGGAATTATTGAAAAGGCTGGCTCGTTCTTTAAGTACAAAGGAAAGACGCTGGCACAGGGTCAAGAAAAGGCTCGTGAGATAATTTCAAACGACATTGACCTTGCGGAAGAAATCGAAGAACAAATCATGAAAACAATTTAGTATGGAACTCACCTATTTGCGTTTGAAGAATTTCCTGTCATTCAAGGAACTGAAACATAAGTTCGTGAATGAGCCTGTCTTAATCAAGGGAAAGAACCTGACGGAGATAGAGTCAAAGGAAACGAACGGAGCAGGGAAGAGTACGATGGAAGCAGGGATTGCGTATGCAATCCTTGCTAACTCGCTCAAGAAACAAACACTTGACAGGGACTTAATCCTGTGGGGTGAAGAAGAAGCGGACATCTGGCTTGACATCTACTGCCCGATACGGAAAGAAACGCTGAATATACATAGAACCCTGAGACAGAAAGGTTCAGCGTCATTAGAACTCATGATTAATGAGGAAGAGGGTTCGGTACAGGTCGCAACCGTCAACGACGGAAACGCTTACATCTTGAACTGGATAGGTATATCCTCGGAAGACCTGAAGAGTTTCTATATCCTTAACAAGGAGAATTTCAAGTCATTCGTTTCGTCATCCAACTCCGATAAACTGTCGTTGATAAACCGCTTTATTAAGGCTGAACAGTTAGACGACTCTGACAGCGTAATCAAAGAGAAGATTAAGCCGTTGGAAGAGAAGAAGGCTGTTGCCTTGGGAAAGGTTCAGAAGATAGAGGGTGAATTGGGCGTCTATGAGACACAGTTGGCTGAGGAGCGAGAACGTAATCTTGAGGAGGAACGACAATCGCTTATAGAGCGTATAAACGAACGAATTGACGCTGTCATACAGGAGTACGACGGAGCGGAAAAGAAGATTGAGAATTCCCGGACGGCTATCAAGTTGGCTGAACAGAGTATCAAGGACAACCAGAAGAAAGTTTCTGAAGCCTCTAAGAAGTTAGAGGGATTAGAAGCGATTGACTATAAGGCTCAATATGACTCCCTAACGAAAGAACGTTCTTCGACCGATACAAAGGTAGAGGCAGCGAGGAAGAAGCGTAAAGCAGCACAGGAACTGTCTTCACAGTACACTGCCGAAGCCAACCGCCTCACGGCTATTCTGAAAGGGACTGTAAAGTGTCCGAAGTGTGGAACGGAGTTCGTGACATCAGATGAAACGGTTGATGTTCCTACCACTCGGAAGAAAATTGAAAGCCAGAAGAAGGAAGCCGAGACCCAGGAAAACCTTGCGAAAACAGCGTTGGAAGAACTTAATTCATTTGAGGAACGAGTGAAAAAGTACGACGACAAGTTCATGAAGATACGTGTTCAGGAACAGGGTACAGTCAGAGCCATTCGTGAGGTTCAAGCAGAGATAACAAAAATCCGTGGGGAGATAACCCGAAGCAACCAAATGATATCCTCCTACCAAGAAGATATCAAGCATCAAGAAGGGATTCAATCACGTTGTAACAGTGAGAGCGAACAGTTGGTTGAACAACTTGAAAAGGCTGAACAGGCTGAAATGGAAACCAAGGAAGCCGAACTGGAAGGTCTTGTTGCCCTGACGAAAAAGAAACTCGAAAAGGCAAACAAGGAATACGGGGATTGCGAGAAACAGGTATCAGACATGGTACAGTGGGGATTGCGTTTCAAGGAGTTCAAGATGAGCCTTGCTTGTGAGCAGTTACGGATAATTCAGAACTTCGCGAATATGTCCTTACAGAAGCAGCGTTCAGAACTTCGCCTGTCAATAGACGGGTTCAAACGTAATGCGAAGGGGAAAATCAAAGAGGAGATAACTGTATCAGTCATCAATGGCGAGGGCGAATATAAATCATTCTGGTCGTTTAGCGGAGGCGAGAGAGCAAGAATTGAAATGGCTTTGATACAAGCATTTCAGGAAATGATTAACGGAACGAACCAATGGGGAGGGCTTCACTTCCTAATGATTGATGAGGTTCTTGAGGGCACAGACCCGTTGGGCTTGGCTCTTCTACTTGAGTCAATGAGCGACGTTCATCATCCTGTATATGTAATCAGTCACGTCATGAATATTCGTGCTGGTGTAACCACTCTCACCGTCGTGAAGGAAAACGGTTACAGTTATATAGAATAATATGGAAAAGAAGCAAACAGTTATCGGAGTAGACCCAGGAAAACAGGGGTTCATCACGGTGATGAAAAGTACAGGTATCAAGCACTATCCGATGCCAAAGGTAGGGAAGGAACTTGACCTTCATGAACTGTCAGAATTGATTATTCAGATATCGGAGGAGTGTGACATCAATAACACGGTTGTCGTGATAGAGGATGTTCACGCTCTACCACGTTCTGCTGCGGGTGCTACGTTCACTTTCGGGGGAGTATGTTATGCGCTCCGTATGGGGTTCATCATGTGCGGTTTGAGGATTGTGCTGGTGACTCCTAAGAAGTGGCAGAAAGAAATGTACGAGGGCATCAAACCGAACCCCGACAAGAAAGTGATGTCAGTGCTTGCAGCGAAGCGGTTGTTCCCTCGACAGGATTTACGTCGGACGGAGAACTGTACGAAAGCCGATGACAACTTGACTGACAGTTTATTAATCGCTGAATATGGAAGGAGGCATTATTTATGAAATATGTATTGTGCTGCCCGAATGAAGCCTGTGAACTTCATGACGTGGCGTTTACTCCGGGAAAATACGTGATGAAGTACAGTAAAGAACTCAAGAAGATGGTTCCTACTATTGTGGGGAAGCCGTATGAGTGTTCTAACTGTCGCGAACAGATGGTTTTCGCAGAAGTTGAGAGCACTATACCAGAGTTCAGCGTTGGCGTCTTTAAGGGACTGCCTGACGACAAAAAGAAGGAGATACTTCGCCAACGGTTTGACAGGGAACTGAAGCGTGGTGCTGCGGATGAGAAAGAACAACGAAAGAAAAATGCAATAGAAAAAATGATTGGTTATGGAAAATAACGCTGCTAAGAAAGAGTTTCTTGACGCTTGTCGAGGACTTGTAATGAATTGTGACTGTAAGATACTCGTGGTGGAAATCATGGGTGAGTTCCGAGCCTACGTTGCTCCGGAGGTACGGTTGAAGACACGTGAATGTCGATACAATGAAGTACGGGACGCTCAAGAGGTTACACCGCTACTCGCAAACATCGGGCATAACTTCGCCAGTGGAATGACGGAACAGAGGCTTCGTGAGCGAATTCAGTCAGTTCACAAAGAGGATTTCAAGTTTGGAACGGATAATTACTTCTGGATTACCAAAGTGTCCTTGAACCAAGGTTAGAGACTTTCATTTTGAATTATTATCTTTGTACCAATAAAGATAACAACGAGTGAAAACTTTAACAAAATCAAGGAATAACGATGGGTACAGACATGATTAATCCTGCCATCGAGACAGGAAAGAGCATTGGAGATTTCGGAATGATGGCTATTACAGCCGGATTCTTTTTGGTGCTGTCAGCACTGATGTGGGTAACTTTCTTCCGTTGGTTCATGAAAGTCATTAACGACACAATGAGCGCACAGCGGGAAACTTTCAAAGAACTGTTGGCTGAGACGAGGAATCAAAACATTCAACTCAGTAACATATCCGAGGGACTTGTCCCCGAGACGCAGATGCGTATCAAGACGGTCACGAATATGGCGTTCGACCTTGCGGTTGAAAGGGTGTGCCGTATTATTAAGAGGGTTCGCGAGGAGAACCACATCTCGGATAAGGAAGGGACAGCAAAGAAGATAAGACAGTTGTTGACAAACTTACATGAAGACCGAAATTCGAAATTTGACTGTTTTACGTTCCGTGGCAAGAAGTTGTCTTCCTATACGAATACGAAATGGATTGAACAGGTGGCAAAGGTAGTCGAGTCGGAAATATATAATGATAAAGGGGTGAACAACCAGCGTGCCTTCACCAACGTCGAAGCAGCGTATGCTAAAATCCGACTCGAACTTTACCACAATATGATGGAAGATTAAACCGAAAATTGGACGTTAAGCGTTAAAAGGCTGGGGAGATTGTAGAAATTTCTTCAGCCTTTTGAAGATTTTCGGGGAAAACTCTTTGGAATCTCATGAGAATCCATTACCTTTGTAGTGTCATTAAAATCAAAGGTTATGAAAAAGTTCAATATTCAATACAACGGAGGTGATACTTTCACAGTTGAAACAACATCAGCAAGAGAGGCTGCTCGTATCGCGAGAAGAACTGGTAGAGATTTGATGAAGTATAACAATCATTCATCATTGTATTGGGTATGGGACGAGGAGGAAGAAAATCTTCTGTATATGGTTTCCACATTTAAATCGGGGAATCGTACAGTCACCACAATTACGAATTGCACCAAAAATAAATAATTTCGTTATGGCAAAATTAAGTCAAGAAAAGATTAACAGCCTGAGAGCCGAGTTGGTGGCTCTCAATAAGGCTTATCGTGAGGGCAATCCTCAAATATCAGATGTTGATTACGACCACATGGTTGAAACTCTGAGAGTAAACAGTCCGGAGGACGAGTTCTTCAAGAAAGGTATCGTAGAGGAAGCCACCGACCGTATGGAGCCGTTGCCTGTCCCTATGTACAGCCTCGAAAAAATCAAGACAATCAAGGACTTCCGCAAATGGTTACAGAAGATGTTTGCTGCAGGTTGTAAGGAGATTGTCGCCACTCCTAAATTTGACGGAATAAGCCTTGTCGTTGATGAAGACGATAAGAGAGCGTGGACTCGTGGTGATGGTGTAGAAGGACAGTTGTCAACGAAACACTTCGACCGTATGTTCAATGGCGAGGGCGAGCATCCGGAACCACACCTTATGCACACGTGGGGCGAGGCTATCATGAAGAAGAAGACCTTTGCCCACCTCAAGGACAACCAAGCCGACTTCGCCTATAAGAACGCTCGTAATATGGTTGCCGGAATATTCAACTCTCCGGACGGCTGGAACAACCGCTTCGTGGCAAACGTGGACTTCGTGCGTTATGGCTCTGACCTTACAGGCGACAAGTCAAGCGTTCTCGAAGAATTGAAAAGAACGTTCCATAATGTTACTCCGTATGTCAGTTTCTTGATTGAAGAGATAATGGAACTCGACGATGAGGAAATGAACCTGTTGCTTGATGAGGAACTTCATGACAGGTTTGATGCTGAATACAAGATTGATGGCGTGGTGATAGAAGTCGATGAAGAAAGCGTCCGTGAACAACTGGGACGGCTTCCTAACGGAAATCCCGCCTATGCTATTGCGTTCAAGAAGGAAGAGTGGTGTGACGTGTACCAGACAAAGGTTATCAGTATAGAAAAGGGAATAGGGAAGACAGGTGTTCTGAACCCTGTAATCATCATCGAACCCGTTGAGATTAACGGAGCAACCGTATCCCGAGCCACAGCGTATAATGCAGCCTACCTGATTGACCAGCATATCTGTGAGGGAGCGTTCATCGAAGTAACACGTGGAGGAGACGTTATCCCTAAACACTTGAAGACGATTGAGTATAACGAGAATGCGTACACCGATATGATGGACGACCTTGTTATTTGTCCGTCCTGTGGTGAACCGCTCAAATGGAACGAAACGCACGTTGACCTTGTATGCTCAAATGAGTCGTGCAAGGAAAGAGTAATTTCTGGTATGGTGTATTTCTTCCGTACGATGGGTTGCGAACAGTTTGAGGAGCCTACGATACGTCGTTTGTACGGACATGGCTATAAGACGATAGACACAATTCTTGAGTCGCACGTTGCTGAGTTCCAGAACCTGTTAGGAAAGTCAAAAGGAAAGACCGTTTCAAGCCAGATTGAAAAGGTGCTTGCCGGAGTACCGTTGGCTCGTTACCTAACAGCCATAAATGTATTTGACGGAAAGATTGCCGAGGCGACCTGTCAGAAAATCTTAGACGGCTTGAATGGGGAAACGGTTGAGAGGCTGCGTGACCCAAACAGTTATGCGCTCACTGCGGGGTCTGCGGTCGCTCTAAAGCACGAATGTGAATTCATTCCGGGAATAGGTGAGGTGCTTGCTTTGACGTTCGTAAAGGGGTTAAAAACGTATCTTTCGAGGGGAAAGGACAGAAGAGTCGTTATTACTTATGTACAGTCACCAAAGGTTGAGACTCCTGACGGAGTCGAACAAATGTTTGTCTGCATGACAGGGTTCCGGAATAAGGAACTCGAAAAGGCTCTTCAGGCTCAGGGGCACGTGGTGTTGAACGGTGTTACCAAAGAATGCACGGTTCTCGTGGTAGCCGATATCAATTCAACCTCCTCTAAGATGAAGACCGCTAAACAAAGAGGACTTCGTATCGTAACGAGAGAGGATTTTGAAAATGAGATATTATTATCGAGATAGGGAATATTTTTACGTTGGGTTTGATTATCATCCTGCGTTGGTGACTTCGGTAAAGAAGTTCGCTGGGGCAGGATATAATCCCCAAAATCGTGAATGGTACATTCCGTTCTCACTTGTCACGGTGAATCCGTTGAAGAAGTGGCTTGAGGAGAACGGATTCAAAGAGGGAATGAACTACGTTCCCTCTCGTCGTGTGATTGATTATGAGGAACCCGAAGAGGTGATAACAGCCGAGGAAGTTGAGCAAGCCTGTAAGGAGATAGGAATGAAGCGAATTCCCCGTTCCTATCAGTGCGAGGGGGTTGCCTATATGATTAATCATGGGAACTGTATCAATGGAGATGACTGTGGGTTGGGTAAGACAGCCCAGACGATTATTATCATTGAACTACTCGGAGCGTTTCCGGCTCTGATAGTTACCCCAGCGTCTGTGAAGTACAACTGGAAGAAGGAATGGGCGAAGTGGATGCCTAACCGAAAAGTAGGTGTAATCGAAAGGAAGCGAAAGTTCGACCCTGCCGTATGGGACAGCGATGTTGTGATTATCAATTACGATGTGCTCGGGGAACGTAACATGGAGAAGCCGACTGCCAAGTTCAAGGAACTACTCAAGAAGTATTGGGGAGCCTGTGCCTTGGACGAGATACACTTCTTGAAGTCTGAAAAGGCTCTTCGAACCAAGATGGCGAAGAAGATAACCAAGCGAATAGAACACGTATGGGGATTGACAGGTACGCTGACTCAGAATAAGCCAGCCGACCTTATACAGCCGTTCAAGATAATTAGACGGTTTGATGACATCTTCGGTGATACGTTGGAGTTCAAGTTTCGTTACTGTAACGGGAAACAAACCGCATACGGGTTCGACGACAGTGGGTTCAGTAACCTCGAGGAACTTCATGAACTGTTACGAATGGGCGGTTACATACGACGGAATAAGAGGGACGTTCTTGAGGAACTCCCACCGCTGGTAGAGCAAACAGTTGACGTTCCTATTGTGAATCTCAAGGAGTACAGGCGAGCCGAGTCAGACCTGTTAGCGTATCTTGAGAAGATAGACATCGAGAAGGCAAACAATGCCGTGAACGCTCCTCACCTTGTAATGATTAACACGTTGAAATCCCTGTCGGTGAAAGGGAAGTTGCCGTTCATGCAATCGTATATCAAGGATTGGTTAGAGGCGAATGAAGACGAACAGTTAGTGGTCTTTGGTGTACACCGTGAACCGCTCCAGGAACTGGCGAAATACTTTAAGGCTCCGATAATACAGGGTGGGGTCTCGGCTGATAAGAAGCAACAAATCGTGAACGAGTTTTCACAGAGGAAACATCGGTTACTCTTTGCGAACATTCAGTCGGCTGGTACAGGTACAGACGGTCTTCAGGACAACTGCTCGAACCTCTTCTACATTGAACTGCCTGACAAGTCAACCGACCTGGAACAAACGAACAGTCGTCTTGAGCGAATGGGGCAAAAGAATAGTATAAATATCACCTACCTATTATCACCCGACACGATAGACGTTGAAATGAGAGAAACCGTTAAGGATAAGAGCCTTATAACAGGGGTGGTGAACAGGGGGCAAAGCGAGAATGAACTATTGGCAAGGAAATTCTTACAAAAACATCTGAAATGACGGAAACTCGAGCCATCGGGAGACGTTATGTAATTATCAAATAATTTAGTGATAACAATGGACAAAATTCAATTCAAAGCAAAGTTCTTCGGTACGAAAGAACGTAAAGGACAAATCAAGAAACAGGCAGAATTCGTTATGGCTGTCAGTGAAGACAAAGTTGAGGATGCTCTCCGGTTACAGGGGTGGCAAACCATACACGGCTTAAAGATAAGAAAGGTTGAGTGATATGGTTCCAAAAGAGAGGATTAACATAACAATATTCACCGACGGAAGTTGTAACGCAAAGAGCGACCGAAAATTAGGTGGGTTCGGGGTGTACATTCCTTATGGAAATCAGGAGATACACCTGAGAAGAGGCTTTTGGAACACGACGACCTCCCGTATGGAGATGAAAGCGTTGCTGGCAGCGATACAGATGATAGACCCAGACGTCTATACAAAGGTTCATGTCGTAGCCGACAGCGAGTTCGTGGTAAATGCCTTCAAGAAGTCCCTACTTTCACAATGGCGAGCCAACGGGTGGTGGGGAGTTAAGAATCCTGAACTTTGGAAAGAAATCCTGAAAGAAATTGAAAGCCGTCGAAAGATGGTGTTCGGTATATCACACATCAACGGACACGGGAAAGACCTGTCCGACCCGTTGGTTTACGGTAATGCCTGTGCGGACGCTCTGGCGAATTATAAGACGCAAGACAGTTACGTTCAGGACAGACCGCTTGAGGGGTTCAGTTGGTTCCACCATGATGGCTCTGACGCTGTTTTCCCTGAAAAGACTGAGATGTTTGAACAACTGAATAAGATGGGAGACGTGAACATTATAGGCGATTGCTTCTACGCAAGTGAAGAGGAGTTGTTTGAACGGGTTAATGGAACATATCTGTTTGAGCCGTATTATAATGGGCAATTGGACATCGATTATAAAGTAGAAAAGATTTAGTATATGGCGAAATTAGATGAGTATAAACAAGCGATAGTTGACGAATACCAAAGTACGAACAGGAACATTTTCGTCAGTGCAACGGCAGGGAGTGGAAAGACATTCACTCTCTGTAAGTTAGCGGAGATAACTCCTCCTATAAAGAGTTCAATATTCTTGGCGTTCAATAAGTCAATCGCAGAGGAGTTGGGTCAGCGACTCCCAAGAACCGTAAAGGCTTCCACCCTACATTCGTGTGCGCTGTCAAGCCTGTGTAAAGCGTTCAGTCTGAATTTTGCGTTGTCGGATTCAAAGAACTTCAATCTGGCAAAAGAGAAGATGAACTTCAAAGGGGTTCACTCGAAGCGTATTCCGGGAATGATAATGAAGATATGCAGGCTCTACGACCTCATGCGTTTTAACCTCGTACAAGACGATGTAGAGGCAATAATATCATTGGGTGAGAGGTACGGTGAAGAGGCTGACGAAAATCTCGCTAAGAGAGCAATAGAACTCCGTATGCTCAATAAAAAGATTGCTGATAATTACTTCCTAAAAGGTGGGTCGGGAAAACTTCCTATGGACTTCACTGATATGTTATACTATGCGACTCAATACGTTCATCGGGATGACTTCAAACAGTACAATGTCGTTATGCTTGACGAGTGTCAGGATATCAGCCCATTACAGTTTGAGGTCGTGAAGATGTGTAAGACACCACGAGGTCGCCTGATAGCGGTGGGGGATGAAAAGCAATCAATCTATTCATTTATGGGGAGTAATCTTGACTCGTTACAGGCTATCAAGAACGCTCCTAATACAGTGACGCTGCCTCTGTCAATGACATATCGTTGTGCCCAGGATATAGTTGCCGAAGCCTGTAAAGTGTTCCCAGATGGTATAGTGGCTGCTCCTGGAGCGGTTAAAGGGTTCGTTGGGGATGGTACATTCAAAGACGCTCAGGAAGGGGATTTTATTCTGTGCCGGAATAACGCTCCGTTGGTTGACGCTTTCATTACCCTGTTACGGCAGGGGAAGAAGTGCACAATTCTTGGGAAGGAATTCGGTGATGAACTTGTATCGCTTATAGACAGCGTCGAGGACATATGGGGACTCGAACAGGTTCTTGAGAATATGATAAGCAAGTTACAAAAGAAGGGAGTTAAGAGTCCAACCAAGTGCGAGGCATACGACAAGTTGAATGAGAAAGTGAATGTTTTGTTGAGTCTGTACGAATATTTCGGTGATTTGGAAACCGTTCGCTCCCGGATTTACGATATATTTGTAGAGAACGCCAGTCGTGGTATCACGCTGTCGACAATTCACAAAAGTAAGGGGTTGGAAGCGGACAGAATATTCTTTCTACAGCCGGAACTCCTACCAAGTAAGTATGCGACAACTGAACTGGCTTTATATGCTGAAAAGTGTCTCCAATTCGTGGCTATAACACGTGCGAGAAAGAGTTTAATATATTGTTAAATAATTTGAATTATGGAAGAAGTAAAGAAACAGACCCCAATCGACCTGTATCTGATGGTTCCTCATCAAGTGTACGAGGGTGGTAAACAGTCAGTGAAAGTCTGCCTGTTGGCGTGCAAGAAGATTAAGGCTTTCGCAGGATTTCTACCTACGAAAGAAATTCTTGAAACTCATTTTCAGGCTGAACGGGTTCGCATTGAAATGGCGAAGCAGGAATCCGGGAATGAGAACACGTACCGACCTCAACCCTTGTATCTTGAAGTAGAAAGTAGTATATTTGCGTCTATTGTTTCGGAAGCCAGAGCGAAAGACAAAGCGTTGGGAACCCCTGACGTGCTCGCTTTGACGCTGGGTTCATCGATGCCGTGCTGCATTATAGCAGAACGCAAGGAAGAACCCGCACTGAAGCCCAAAACAGTTCGTAAAAAGAGAACCAAGAAAATTGAAGAGAAACATGATTGAAAAGGACAGTCGACCAGTGGTCGGGGAATACGTGTTTTTGAGCAAGTATTCCCAAACCCATGATGGGAAAAAGGAAACATGGCAGGAAGCCGTGAACAGAGTAATGGATATGCACTTGAAACGCTATTCCGGTATGGTGAAGCCTGAAGACGAGGCTGAGTTCAGTAAGATGTTTGCTCACGCATACAGCCTGTATTCCGAGCAACGTGTATTGGGAGCCCAGCGTGCGTTACAGTATGGTGGAGAATTGATGTTAGAGAAGCACGCTCGCTTCTATAACTGTTCTTCTACCTACGTTGACCGTGTACGGGTATTCGAGGAAATCATGTATCTGTTGCTCTGTGGTGCTGGGACAGGTTACAGCGTTCAGCACGTTCACACGGATAGACTTCCTGTGCCCAAAGGATTTGATAATTCAAAACAGGCTGAGAAATTCGTGATACCTGATACGATTGAGGGGTGGGCAGAGGCTGTCGGTAAGATGATGACCGCTTACTATTATGGTGGTGCGGACATTGAGTTTGACTATTCAGCAATCCGCCCGAAAGGTGCATACATCAGAGGGGGATTCAAGGCTCCTGGACCCGAACCGTTGCGTCAGGCGATAGAGAAGTGCCACCACATCATTACCCGTATCAAAGGACGGAAATTGAGACCGTTTGAACTTCACTATCTTATCTGTATCTGTGCGAACAGCGTGGTGACAGGGGGTGTGCGTCGTTCAGCGATGATAAGTATCTTTGACGCTGACGATGCTGAAATGGCTGCGTGCAAAACGGGTAACTGGATAGCAACGATGCCGGAACTGTGCCGGAGTAACAATTCAGCAGCCATCCTACCTGATACACCGAAGGAAGTGTTTGACAGTATTTACGAGAATACCAAGTTGTATGGGGAGCCAGGATTTGTATTCATCGACTCTCCGTGGTTTGTATTCAACCCCTGTGGAGAGGTAGGTATGTTCCCGCAAATCAAAGACGAGAACGGTGATTATCATACGGGTTGGGGATTCTGTAATCTTGCGGAAATCAATGGTGGTAAAGTAAAGACAGTTGAGGATTTCTATGCTGCCTGTGAAGCAGCCTCCACTATCTGTACGTTGCAGGCTGGTTACACGAATTTCCGTGTGCTTGAGAAATGGTCACAGTTGATAGCGGAGCGGGACGCTCTTATTGGTGTGGGCATTACGGGTCTCTGTGAGAACCCTGCTATCCTGTTCGACCCAGAAGTACAGAAGCGTGGTGCTCAAATCGTTGTAGAAACCAACAAGAAGATTTCACGAATGATAGGTATCAACGAGGCTGCACGGTGTACAGTTGTGAAGCCGTCTGGGAACAGTTCACAACTCCTTGGAACCTTGTCAGGAATAACTGCCGGACACGCTCGTCACTACATTCGTCACATTCAGGCTGCGGATACTGAACAGGCTGTTCAAGAGTGGGAACGTGTCAATCCGGATATGGTAGAAGCGAGCGTTTGGGCTCCTGACCGTGAAAAGGTTATCGCTTTCCCTGTTACACTTCCCGAAGGAGCGTTGCTGAAACAGAACCTGACAGCAATTGAATTCCTGAAATATGTTCTCTTAACGAAACAGAACTGGATTGAGTACGGTACGAACCTGACTCATCCTTCTACACTTGACAATCCGAAACTTCGAATGAACGTGTCAAATACCTGTACAGTTCGCCCAGATGAATGGGATGAAGTACGGGAGTTCCTGTGGGAACATCGTGACCAGTTTGGTGGTATCAGCCTGTTATCATCATTCGGTGATTTGGATTATCCTCAAGCACCGTACACCGAAGTTCTTGACGAGGTTGAGTTGGCGGAACGCTACGGAGCAGGAGCAATTCTGTCGAGCGGTCTTATCGTTGATGCGAATGACGTGTTTAAAGACGTTTGGGAAGCCTGTAACGCAGCGATGGGGTTGGCTCCACAGTTACTTACAATCAACGACAAACAGATAGCCGACTTCGTTGTTGAAAATATCAAGGACGGACGTTTCCTTGTTGACATTGACGGTATCTGTTTCTCAGACGTGAACTGTGTCATTGACTACCTGAAACGACGTGTTGAAAGACGGTTGGATTGGGTGCGTCGCTTCAATTCATTTGCCGACAAGTATATGGAAAGCGACCGTCAGAAGACATCGTACTGTTTGAAGCACGTAAACGCATACCACAAGTGGCAAGCCATCTGTCGAATGAAGCCTGTTTCCTACGACAACATCGTATGGGAAGAACCGCTTAAACAGGCTGGCAGTGAAATTGCGACAGCCTGTGCCGGAGGTGCGTGCGAGATACCACAGCGACCGAAGAAATAAATCAAGAAATTGCCCAGTCTTCGGAACCTGACTCCGGGACTGGGCGTTTTTAAATAAAAATCGATTAAGTGTAATAAATATGAATGTAAAGATTTTATTCAACAAATCTGCTCAAGAGGCTCTTTTCGAAGGAATTGATGAACTCGCTAATGCAGTATCTTCTACTCTCGGTCCGAAGGGGCATTCAGTAATCATTGACAAAGGGTATGGCATTCCTCACATCACGAAAGATGGTGTAACAGTTGCCCGTGCGTACGATACCGACGACCCAATGAAACGTATGGGAGCAACGCTTGTTAAGACCGTTGCGGCAAAGACCTGTGACGAGGCTGGTGACGGTACGACCACAGCCACAATCCTCACCCGTGCGCTCATCAAAGAGGGAATGAATGTTCTTCCTAATGTCAAGAATCCACAGCGTTTCAAAGAAGGAATGGAGGCTGCTCGTTCAGAAGCCGTTTCGTTCATTAAAGCGATGGCGAAGGAAATCGGTGAGACTGAGTTCGACCGTGTAAATCAGATTGCCACTATCAGCGCAAACGGTGATGTGGAGGTTGGTTGTATCATTTCTGAGGCTATCGGAAAGGTAGGAAACGACGGAGTGATTACGGTTGAGGAAAGCAGCAAGGGAAATGAAACCACAGTTGAAGTGACCACAGGTTTTCAGTGGGAGAAAGGCTTGGTGAACCCGTATTTCGTTACAGACCCAGAGCGTATGGAATGCGTGCTTGATAAGCCGTACATTCTTATTTTCGGACAGAACATCAACTATCCCCAGGAAATCCTTCCCATCATTCAGACAGTTTATTCAGCGAAACGCAGCGTTCTTATCGTTGCTCCTAATGCGTCTAATGACGTTATCAAGTTCCTCGTGACAAACATTCAGCAGCAGAACGGGTTGAAAGCCTGTTTCGTAAAGGCTCCCGGATATGGTCAAATCCAGAAGGACATGATAGAGGACTTGGCTGTTAAGGTAGGCGCAAAGGTGGTAGGCGATGAGTTTGGACGTCCGCTTGACCAACTCGGTACAGACTGGCTGGGCGAGTGTGAACGTACAGTCGTTTCTACTAATCGTACAATCCTCGTAGGAGGCGTTGGTACGGAAGCCGATATAAATACCAGAGTAGAGGCTATTAAACATCTAATGGAGGAGAATACGAACTCTTACGACCAAGAAAAGTATCGTGAACGTATTTCGAAACTTACAGGGGGAGCAGCCGTCGTTTATGTAGGTGCGGATAGTGAGGTAGAGATGAAGGAGCGAAAAGACCGTGTTGACGACGCTATTGCCGCAACTCGGGCAGCGTTGGAAGAGGGATACGTTCCCGGAGGCGGTACGGTTCAGTTGAGAGCGTCAGACCACCTACGCAATATGCCTTCACTTCATGAAGAACATCCTGACTTCATTATCGGTTGGAATGTAGTGGCTCAAGCGTTGATGGCTCCGTTCAATCAGTTGTGTGAGAATGCTGCCGTGAACGCAACCCGTATCGAAGTCGACCTGACAAACAACGACGACCCGATGTGGTGGAAAGGCTTCAACCCTGTTACTGAGAAGATAGAAGATATGTTTGAGGCAGGAATCATTGACCCTGCGAAAGTGTCAAGAGTGTCCCTGGAAAACTCTGTTTCAGTCGCTATTCAGTTCCTGAATACGTCTTGTGCTATGTCCGCAAATGATGAACCAAATAAAAAGTAGATACTATGAGTCAGAAACAAATCCGAAGAGGGGACATTGTACGCATCCGCCATAATAACAGCGGTCATCAATTCAAAGAAAACACTTTGTGCGTCGTACTGGATACATATCCGAAACGAGCCGAATTCCCCGACAGGTTCAAATGTGCAACCCGAACCGAGTGGTGGTACGTTGATATCAAAGACATCACGCTGTTCTCGCGAAACAAGAACGAGGATGACGATTATTAATCATTAAATAGAGACGATTATGTTTTTCGAAGTAAGAACAAAACGGTTGACAGTCACCGAGCGCAATGCGTATAAGACCGTCAAGGAACTGTGGCTGTTCCAGGTTGAAAGTTACACCGAAGCCGAGGCTCGTGTGACGGAGTTTATGAACAAACAATTCAAGGGAGAGGACTTCTCTATTCCTAAGATTCAACCGTCAAAGATACAGCGTGTTGAAAAGACAGACGGCTGTGCTGATGAAGACCCGTTCTACAAAGTTAAGATTGAACTTCTCAGCGAGAACGACAAGGGTAAAGTGGTGAAAGAACCGTTCTTCATTTTGGTTCGTGCTGAAAGTCCTGAGGCTGCTATTGAGGTTGGTAATGGCGTGGGCGATGAAGAAGCACCGTCTTCTGAAACTGTTTCCGCTACGAAAACCAAGTTCACAGGGGTTGTCGTAATGACCGCTCCGAAGAAAGAACCAGCGAAACCAAAAGTAGAGGCTCCTAAGGAAGAGGAACAACCGAAGACTCCTGCTAAAGCAGCGAAGTCGAAAAAGAAGTAACATTCAGTAACAATCAAGAGTGGCTGGGAAACCAGCCACTTTCATATTTAGGAAGATAATGGCAGAAAAGAAACAACCCATCCCGAAACGTGTAATTACGGAAGCCGACGTTGACCGTATCATGAGAACGGCTCCTGATTACATTACGGAAGCATCGGACGAGGTGAAGGACTTGTTTGTCGCTGCTGAATGGGCAAAAGAGGAACGAGACCTGTCTCCTAAAAGATATTTCGACCTCGTGCTAAACGAGGGTACAGAGGAAGAGAAAACAATCAATATAGACTTCCAACAGACGGTGAACGTGGGGGCAGTTGTCAAGACGCACGGTGGGGACATTACGGCTGTTCGTTCAGCCAACGCCAAGCGTCTTCAATACTTACAGTTGGATAGAGCCTACCAACGAGCCGTGTTGGAGTTAAATAAGGCTATGGGAGTCCGTTCCCGGAAGCCTCGTAATATTGTCGACTATACGGGTACAATAATGGAACTCTTTGGGAAGTTCTATACCGTTACCGATGTCAGCAAGGTTATGGCGAAGGAATACAAGATTAAGGTTCCTGAGGAAGAACTGAAGAAGTTCTACGTTGAGAACCGAGACTTGATTACCAGACGTCGAGCCGAGTACGTGTTACAGAATAAGGACTTTCGTATAGCGACTGAAACAGGTCGTCTCGAAGTCCTTAATCAAATGTTGGTAGAGGTTGAAATCAAGAACAGAGCAGCAGGGGGAAGTAACGTCGATTACTGTAACCTTATACTCCGTATCATTGAACAGGCTCGCAAGGAAGTGAAGGGAAACGAAATCAAGATGACCGTTGATGGTCGTATTGATATCAACGCCACACTTCACGCTGAGACCAACGTAATGACGGTCATGAAGCAGATGTCTATCAATGCTTTGGTAGTGGGCTTGACGGCTGCAAAGGTAGGGTTGAATCCAACCGTGTTGATATCACAGTTGGCGTCTTCATGGTATGCGAAGTTCAACGGGTTCAATGGTAACTTGATGGACGGTGAACAGGTACAGTTGCCGTCAGCACTGATTAAGCAGTACGACTGGGACCAGATAGAGCGTTCCTCTAAAGAGTTCGTTCAGGAGTTTACCCCTATCACGGAAATCATTGATGAGAAGGAACCTGAGAAGCAAACCACAGCCGAAACAACTCGTAAGAATATGCTCCTACGATTGAAGTCAATGAAGGCAGCGAAGGCACAGGAAGACAACCGTGCCAACCCTGTTACACCTGACGACAAGGATATGAGCCTCAAGGAGAATGGCGTGGTACTGGCTCCGGAACCAGATGAACCCGAAGAGCCGAAAGGTGAGTTCGAAATAGACTACAATCTTAACAAGCATTACAAGCAGAAGAAGAATATGCGTGTAAAGGGTGCGATAGGAGAGTCTATTGCTCGTCACAAGGCACAAAAAGAAGAGGGTGAGGTAAATGTAAATAAAGCGGAAGCAGAAGCCGCAGCGAGACGTGAAAGACGGAAAGCACGTCGCGAAGCAAAGAAGAAAGGAAACAAGGATGAATGATAACGATTATTTCTTCGTAGACCGTTCCGCTGAGCATAAGGCAAGGCGAGAGCGGTTGGCTCAAAAGAAAGTTGAGTCATGGAAACGTATTTGTGAGTCAGCAAGGAAATCACATTCAAAAATCAATAAGGAATGAAAATAGTTTATAACACATGGTTCCCGTTCGGGAATTATCATACGTTGAACTTCTTCGGAATACTGTTTACCAAGCGTAAACAGTTACCGGAGTCAACAATCACGCACGAGTCGATACACACGGCTCAAATGAAGGAGATGCTCTGGGTGTTCTTCTACCTGTGGTATGGGGTTGAGTACCTACTTATCAGGCTGTTTCATAAGAAACAGAACTGCGCATATCACGATATCAGTCTTGAGGAAGAGGCTCACAATAATGATGAGAACCCTGACTATCTTAAGACCCGTAAACACTATGCGTGGTGGAAATACATAAGGCTTCGAAGCAATCATAAATAAATTTCGTTTAACAATTTAATTTCAAAGATTATGCAAAAAGACTTTTTGACAATCACCCCAGACTCTGGGGGGGGGGGT